CAGTGGGATGATTATGAGGAGCTTATTTGTGTGGCACATGCTGAATCGGTTTCAGTTATGGCAAGTTGTTACATTTCACCAGCAGCCATAGCGGTTCTTAAAGAAGAAGGCTTTTATTCAAACACGGAATATCGTTTCACCTATAAGGATGGTGTGACTAGGATATATAAGAAAAAAACAACATAATATGATACCAGAATTAAAGCCTAGAAATAGAACGGAAGCGGTGGTACCAAAGGCTGCTCCGAAGCGCAAGAAAAATACGAGTAATGTTAAGGCCAAGTATACTCTCATATACGAGACCAAAAACTCAAGTATAAGCAAGCTATATGAGACATATGAAAAGAATCCTAAGTTAGCTAGGGTGGTATACATGACTAATAAGGGTAATATAAACGAGTATACGTATACTCGGATGGTATTATTTGAATATGGTCCAAAAAACTTTGAGGCTTGTATCTTTAGGGTATCTGTTGGTATGAGCAAGACCAACAAGATATATCGTTCACAGAAGCTATTATCTCGTATTACTTGTAAGGACAATAAGTCTTGGCATATAAGTAATCGTAGTGTACATCATTTAACATGGGGTGATGTAAACTCTTACATTAGTGCTGAGCTAACCAATAGGGGGCTTGATACAAAGATACATGAAGAAAGCCTTATATATCAAGCATTTAGGGCTAGATATGAATGGATTGATGTTATTAGGGTTTCTGGTTTTGATACCTTATCCTTCAATACGATTATAGCTAAAAAGTTAACTAGCTTAAATGCCATATATCGTCATATATATAAGGTGCCAGCTAAGGTAGGTAAAGAAATTGAGAAAAGCCGATTATTTCAGGGGGGTAATATTACGAAGAAATGGTGTCTAATTAAGGATTTGCTTCATAATCCAATGAATATCAGGGTAGAGATGTTAGACTCTGAATACTTCGAGGATACATGTAAGATGGCAGATATGCTTGGTAAGAAGGTTAATACTAGTTGGAGTCTAAGGCGATTAAAGGAGGAGCATGATGCTTGGGCCTTAGAGGTAACGAACTATTTATTTGAGGGTCAAGAGGAGCGACCATTAAAGATTAGGTCAGAATACAAGTCATTTGCTGAGCTTAGTGGGTATGAATTATTATTAACGAATAAGGATTTGGTACGTGAGGGTCAACGTATGAAGCACTGTGTTGCTAATTATAGTAATAATGTTGATTCTGGTAGTTGTGCTATATATCATATTAATGGATATACCCTCGAATTAAGGCTTGAAGATAACAAGGGTTCTGAGATATGGCAAGAAAAGCATAAACAAAAGATATCAATGAGCTTTGATATTGGGGATAGAATCTTTAAGATTCAACAATTCAAGGGGTATAAAAACGTTAACGCACCAGAGGCTTTATTTAATGAAGTTGTTGATAAAATAATAGCCTTTATCAAGGCTGGTAATTTAAAAATAACCAATGATATTAATACTAGTGACCCAATAGCTGCGTATGATTATCTTGATGCATTCGGTCTTTAATAATTTATATTAATACATAAAAAACATGAAAACAAGAACATTTGAACCCAGTAAGATTACTTCGATTACCATAACACATGGAACGACCAAGCATAGGTATTACTGGCAAGAACCTAAGCAAATTAGATACTTTTTTGGGTTAATACCAAGCAATAGATATACTTCTGGTGGATATCGGGATGCTTATTCAGGTTTTAATCATTTGTATAGTATTGAGGATTTGATGCGGAATGATGCTTATCATATTGAAGAAGATGAATCAGTCTTAGGGGGTTATTCAATCTTTCAAAAACCATATCTAAAAGCATTGTTTGAGGGTGGGGCTTATATTGAATCTAGGTATGAGACTGATGAGGAAGCAATGGCTTGGGTAACAGAGATGCTTGGCAAGACTGATAGGAAATTTGAATTGGTACATATTATTGACCACGATTTTTAAGTGCTGCATTTCTTCTAGCGATAGCCATTGCTTGTCTTTTTTCAAATTCAGCATTAGCATCTGGGTTAGTTGTAATACTAGGCTTAGGCTTAGGTTCTTGACCTGACTCAAGGAAATCCATCCATTCTGAGTCTGATATTCTACGACCTATCTTGGTTTCTAGGTCTTTTTTCTGCTTTTTTAATGCTTGTTTATGTGACATTTTTTCTCTAGATATTTCTGCGCCTTTACCATCATCATAAGATGAACCATCCAAGAAGTCAATTAGTTCATTTCTAAAGATGATTAGGGCCTTATTAGCGGCATCTTCAGCTGGGCTAGCACCAACGCTGGTACCATTCTTGCCAGCCTTAACGAAGCAATATCTAGCTATGTTTTGGTATGTCTTACAAGTACCCACATCACTTGGTCTAAAGGCACCATCCATTTGTTGCATATCTGGGCTTGCTTTGATGTGCTTGGTTTTTATTTGACCATCATGTCTAAGTTCTACTTGGTAGAATCCAGTACCATCTTCTGGTGAATTAAAGTAGTTATCATCTGGGTTTGTTGACATAAAGGCATTTGCTTGTTGAGCTGCTTTATTTATTCTATAATAAAGCTGATTAATATCAGCCGTTCTGGATGGGTTGCTAAGGCTTGGATATTGGTGTTGCTTTAATTCTTGGGAGAACGTGGTATCTGGGAGTCGTTTTTCTAGGGCTTCTCTAAGAAGTCTTTTTATATTAATATTCATCTTAGTTAATCCATTTTATATTTGGCAATGCTTGTAATTCTTGGGATAGGTTATTAATAGCTGTTATTACATTATTATACTTAAGAGATTTCCAATGCAATGGAGTCTTGGTATCAGCGTTAAGTGCAAGGCTTGTCGTAGTAAGACCTAAGCGTTGTAGCATAGATTCCTTAGATTTCCAATCCACCTTTAGGGGCTTAAGTCTACCATCTATTAAACCGACACGATATACTGGATTATTACCAAAAGAAATCATTTCAGCTGGTATGGCATCTGAGTTATCTTTCTTTTTTTTATTTACGTTTAGTATATTCTTAGTAGTTGTTACGAAAAGTCGTTGTTCATTATCTGGCAAGACTTGGCCACGGATAAAGACAACACCATCCTTGTTCCATCTTTCATCTTCGTTTAGCGTTTCGACAACTGACATAAGCTTATCATATGCCTTAGCCTTAAAGCTATCTAGTATTTCCATAAATTGGGTTCTTCTAAGGACCTTAAAGACGATATTTTCATCTGAGAGTTCACCACCTTTTTCTAGTCCTGATTTACGCATCGTTTTAATCTTAGCCTTAAGGCTAGTGACCATATCAACAACTTCTTGGTAGTCTTCTTTTTTATATGCGGTTCTAATATCTTTAAGTTGTGTAATAAATTTATCAGCTTTATCCTTTATGACTTTTTTATTTAATTTAAAGCTTTCACGCTCAGGTTTTCTAATCCATTTATCGTGCAATACTGAATACACAGCGGTTGCCACCAATTTTTCTTTAACATCTTGAACATATAGTTCAACAGGATAATTGAATACGGTAATATCATGTTTTTGGTTCCAGAGATTTTTTTGTGCATCAAAGTATTCTTTGGCTATATCTTTATTTGCATCTAGGTCATTAAAATCGACTAGAATATGCATGTCAATATCTGAGAACTTGGACCAATTATAATTAGCTAAAGAGCCAGTAAAAAGAATATCTTTAATCCTTATTGGTGTCTTGGGCTTAAGTTCTTTAATAAAGTCCTTAGCGATTCTTACTAGTTGTGTTTTAATCTTAGGTGATAGGTTGCCATCGGGCCAGATATCTGGGGATAGGGTATCCTTAATCTTAAAGCTATCAAGCACATCATTTGGTACGTGTAGTTCTTGACCTAAGTGGGTATCGATACTAGAGGCCAATTGGTCTATTTCATCCAATTGTTTTACTGACATATTTGGCTTAGCATTTTCAACTAACAGGCTTGGGTTATATCTAACGAACTTCATTTAGTGGTAACTTTGTCTATAAATATTTGGAACTTTGGAATAGTTTATGTACCTTTGTATAAAAGCATAAAATATGGCTACAATACTTGATAAAGATTTAACTAGGGAAAGCAAGATAAGGTTTGATAATCGAGAGATATTAATAACGCTTACGGATACTCAGACGATTAATCTAAAGCTAAAGGGTATGAAATCTGGTGAAGTTAGCATTGATATTGAGACATTATATAAGCAATTAACCAGTACTGGTGAAGGGGTTGAGGATAAGGGGCCGCTTGTGGTCAAGCGAACCAAGGAGAAGAATGATGACGATATAATGGTTTCATTATCTGATATACGTGGGGCTTTTAATATCAAGAAGGTTGATGTTGCCACTACGGTATTATTTGATACATTTTTCAGTGATTATATTAAGGTACAAAAAGAACTAAGAAAAAAATGAACATACAACTTGATGAAGAAATTATATTAGAAAATAATAAAATCATATCTAAGTTTATGGATATTGATTTTACCAAAGCGGAATCACATAAAAGATATTCGGTTTATATTTGTAGGCATCATGGTCGTTATCATGATTCTTGGGATTGGTTGATGCCTGTGGTACGTAAGATTAATGCCTTGGATAAGGCGACACAAATAAGTATCTTTAAAACATACGTATCATGTAGCGTGGAAACTAGTATCAAATTTCGCAAGGATTTTTCATTTGCTCATGCCGAATACATTACGAACGAACAAACGGACATTCAAGCTGTTTGGAATTTGGTAAGTAAATTTATAGTATGGTATTATGCTAAATTAGATTAACAATTTTTTAATGTGTTAGTATAAAAACAAAGCTATTTATAGATATGGAAATTACGTTATCAATTATTATACCCTGTAAGAATGAAGAGAAATACATTGGTAAATTATTAACATCTTTGGTAGAGCAGAAATTACCAAAATATGTTGAGATAATCGTTGCTGATAACGCTTCCACTGATAATACGATTAGTATTATTAAAAAATATTTAAACTTATTACCAAACTTAAGGATAATCAAAGGTGGCTTACCATCTGTTGGGAGAAACTTGGGGGCGCTAGAGGCTAGGGGTGATATCTTATTATTTTTAGATTCAGATGTTTATTTTAAAGACACAAGCTTAATAATGGATTCCTTAAGAATCTTTAGAGAAAAGAACGTTGATATCTTAGGGTGTTTATTAAACATTGAGGACGACTTGGTAATTAAAGCGATTTACGGCTTATGCAACGTTATTTTTCATTTATCTAAATTAGATAAGCCATTTGTTGTTGGTTCATATATGATGATAGATAAAAGAGTATTTTTTAGCATTGGTGGTTTTGATGAAACATTAATGCATTGTGAGGATTATTTTTTATCAAAAGAAGTTAATCGAGGCAAGCATTACATTTTAAACAAATATCATTATACGGACGACAGGCGCTTTAAAAAGCTTGGTACCATAAATATGGTAAAGTATTTTGCAAGCAGTTTATTACATAAAAACAATAAAGAACACTTTAAAAAAGATATTGGTTATTGGTTATGAAATATAAAACGGTTATCATTTCAGATTTACATTTAGGTTCAACATATTCAAGAACAAAAAACATATTAAAATTTCTAGATGAAATTAAGTGTGAAACGTTAATATTAAATGGTGATATTATTGATGGGTGGGCGATAAAGAGGGGTAATCCTTGGACCAAGGAACATATGAAATGCTTGGTAAAGATAATGAAAAAATCTTATGACACGAAGGTAATATGGGTTAGGGGTAATCATGATGATTTTCTAAATGACTTCATACCACTGAGTTTTGGTAATATAAGTATTGTTGAGGACTACGAATTAGAATCGTTAAATGGGAAAAGGTATTTGGTTTTACATGGAGATATATTCGATGTTTTCACCAATAATATGAAATGGTTAGCTAAGTTGGGTTCGATTGGCTACGACTTGATTCTTTGGTTAAATAAGTGGTATAACAAATACCAAGCATATCGAGGTAAAGAATATTATTCGCTATCAAAAAACATCAAAGATTCTGTAAAGAGTGTAACAAGCTTTATTGGTGAATTCGAGAACCATATGGTTAATCATTCAAAAGACTTAAATTTTGATGGGGTGATATGTGGTCATATTCATAAGGCTGAGATTAGAGTAATTAAGGATATTGAATATATGAATTCTGGTGATTGGGTTGAATCTAACACTGCATTGGTGGAGGATATGCTTGGTAATTGGTCAATCATTCAATCTTAAATTCAACATACGTACATATATCACCTGTAGTAAAGCCTTTTTCAATTAGAAGTGGTAAGCTTACATCCTTACACCATGCATAAACTAGCTTATTCTTATAGTGTTCTTTCACATATTCCCATCTAGTATCCCAAAGATTTCTATATATTCCTTTCCTACGATGTTCATCATGTACCCACGCATCCAAAAACTTAATCTTATTTTCAGCTTCATGCTTAAGAAAAATGTGACCAACAACTTCATTATCTATGATAGCAATCCAAGATTCAATTTCTTGACCATTTGGTTTTACGTGTATTATGTTCATTTATATTTTTTGAATAAATATTATAAATAATATTTAATCATATTAAATAAATATTAAATTATTTTTTAGGTAACTTTTTCTTTGGTCGTTTTTTAAATTTTTTCTTTTTAAAGATGCGTTTTTTATTTGGCTTTATAACGATGTTATAGGGTTCTTTAGTAAGAAGTGATATATCCAGCTTCCATTCATGCTTTGAGCGTTCCTTATGCACTTCAAATGACTCTTGGACATGTTGTTGAACTTGTTCTGGTGTCCATTTATTAACCTTAGCCAATTGATTGAGTGCTTGTTGATGTTTTCCGATAGCAATTGCTCTACCGATATGTTTAACTTGGTGACAAATTACACAGAGTGATATTAGACCAACAAGGGTTTGAGTTTTAGATACATCGTTATAATCCCATATTTCATGACATTCAACGTTATGCTTATAGCCTTGATTTTTACCAGTATCACCACATATTTCACACTTATGGCCAGCGGATTCATAAGACAAGAATCTAATCTTATCCCATTGGCTTGGCTTAACGGCAGTTCTTACTGATGAGAACCAGCAAGTCTTGGGGATGAGTTCTATTTCTAGCTTAGGTTTATTCATATTTAAATATAATACAACCTTTATTAAAATAAACGATATTTATAATAAAAAACTATGAAATTAATAATTACTGAAAGTCAATTAAAGCGTTTAAAATCTAGATTAACCGAACAGGTAGATAATAGGTATAGTAGGGAAGTTGTGTTAAGCTTTAGCACATATCGTGCGACCTATAAGGGTAATGAAATAAGTGAAATACCAACAATCAAAGCCACGGTATATTATGACATCGAGATTGAGGCTAGAAGCTGGGGAATCAAGGACATTAGCTTATATGGTATTACAGGGCCGACAGAAGTTGATATTGAAGTTTATTACTACGTTAATGATAATGAAGATGTAATCACGTTACCGATAAGCTTAGATTGGGCCATGATTAATGTCGAAGAAAATACGGGTAGTGGTCAAGTTACTATTGGTAATGAAGTTGAGGTTGTTATGGTTAATGATTCTAATGGTAATTTGGTTGTTAAGGAAATTATCCTAGAGGTTTATAAATAATTCTGGGTAAATTATTTGTCTTTTAAAAATATTATTCGTATCTTTGTAAGAAATACGAATAGAATGATAGAAATAATTAAACATGCATTAGGCTTATGTGGCGAAGGCCATATTAGTATATTTTATTTACTTACGGTAATTCCAATATTTACATATTGGAACTACATCAAGGCTTTTTTTGTCGTGTTGGTGAAAAATTATCTAAGACCATAGAAATAAAATTAGTATCATCACAAATAAACAATCTATTTAATACTTGGCTTAAGTGATTTCTTAAACTTTGTTGCGTGGTAGTATTGGATAAAAAATATCGTGTACCATCGTGACATGTTATAGCCCGTTTAAAACGTTTATTATGTTTTATTTTTATCACAGGATAATTGTTCGTCAAGAACTTTAACATTATATATTTATCAAAATCATTAAACATACTTATAAATATTAACAAATTGAATAAATTGACAATATTTGATAACCATGTATATATGATAATCTGTGAGGTTACATTAACATTATACTTAGAGTCATATTGTAGTGATTATCAGTCTTACTGTAGGATATTTGGTGAAAACCTAAAACATGATACTTTAAGTCCACGACAATCAAGCCATTATCTAACGATAGATTCTATCTTAGAAAAATTATTTAATATGGGTGTTGCTGAACGCAACAAGTACTTTATCGATTATTTTTTATTAAGGAAGTATGTGATATTTGAGATACCTGTACGTTTAATGGTTAAGGTAAACACGCATAACACCAAGCTAATAGATAGCTTTAGTCTTTAATTTACCAGTACTATATTCTGATTGTTTTAGACTAATAAATTCTTGAACGCTAAGTTTAATAATTTCTTCTTTAACTGAATCAATAAAGATTGCATTGGTTAGATTATGAATTGAATTGGTAGCCGTTACATATGAACTTTTGTTTTTACCACTAATGAGAAGATAAATTACTGGGTGTTCATTGGTATATTCACGCTTTAAAAAATTAAGGATTAAATCTGAGTCTGTCATTGCTATTTGGGTTTAGTTTTATATATTTATAACAATAACAAAAATAAAAATTTAAGTAAATGGTATTAGAAGTAACAGAAAAAAACATTACAGATGTTTTAAAGAATAACGAAATAACCCTATTACAATTCTCGGCAGAATGGTGTGGCCCATGTAAAACCTTAACCCCAATTATTAAGGCGTTATCTGAAGATAACACCGATAAAACCAATATTGGTATTGGTAAGATTGACGTTGATGAATGTGGTGAAGTTGCAAAGTCCTATGGGATTAGAAATATCCCAACATTACTATTATTTAAAGACGGGGAAATAAGTGAGCGAATGGTTGGTGTCATAAGTAAATCAGATTTACAAAAAAAGATTGACACATTATTATCATAATACTAAGGCCCTCAAGGGCCTTTTTATTTACTGCTAATATTTATAGATATGAAAAAGAAATTAATCATAACTGAAAGTCAGTTGGGGCGTTTATGTGAGGGTGTACTTCATTCAAGAATCGTAAGACAAATGAAAGAAGAATTGGACCTGAACTATGAACCAATTGAAAAGTTTGTACGTGAGGGTGGTGAGTATAATGAGAAACCAATGATTAGAATTAAGGTTGATGACGAAGTAATAACGCCTAAATCATTATATGAATACATGAAGTATAAGTATAAGATGGGTGATGATTTCACGAAGCAAGTAATACGAGATTGGATGTATGGGAATATATCTGATGATTTTAATTTATCGAAAAACGTAACGATGCAATAAGATGAGTTACAGGGGCAAGATACGGAGAATATTACGAGAGCACTATGGTGCATTTGACACCGTTTTAGAGCACCAATATGAGGATAAAATAACCAACCAACTACATGACGGCCCGTATTCAAATCGTGAAGCGTGGGCGACATACAACCAAGTGGTGCTTGAGCTGAAGAATAGTTTAAATGATATGTTACGAGTTAAAGAGCTTCAGTATAAGCTTACTGATGAATGCAATCCAAAGGACATTGTAATCGAGGTACTTGAGTCTGTTAAGACGTATACACCAGAACTTGAGCGCTTATATAATAAGATAAAAAATTTTAATTAGGGTATTATTTTTTAGTATTGATATTCAGTAAAGTTACAATATATCTGTCTAGAAATCATTATTATTAAGAATGTTATGATATTTATAGTAAATAACATTCATTAAAAAGTTACAATGATGGGAAATAATTTTTATTTATTGAACCCTAGTCATGGTAAAGAATCCACACTAGATAAAGCGTATCATAAGTATATTGAAAAACTAAGATTAACACTAAGTGAAGATGATGAAAATCGATGGGAAATATACAGTGTAATCATGGAGCAATTAATTTCTCAAGGTAAGTATGAATATTTAAATGAGATAAAGTATCGTATAACTGATGGTGAGAATCCAAATGCCGTTATATTAGACATTATTGACCGAGAATCTGATTATGTTGATAACGTGACTTGGTTTTTCAAACGTAGGATTGAGGAATTTTTAGATGATGATTTTTTTAAAAGATTTTACGTGTAGTCTTGTAATTACAGAAAAAAAGTTGTATCTTTGTCTAAAAGGTATAAAACATCTTAATGAAAACTATAAATACGACTGACAGATTATTGTTTCTAGCTGAACAATTTGATATATTTGAGTTATCAGATATTGGAGTTGGTAGTATTACGAACACCTTAAATGAAAATGGATATGAAACTAAGACAATAACAACACCAGCTGGTGTTGTTATTGCATTACTAAGTATAAAGCCTAAGCCTAGTAACCCTAAGTTTATATTGACTAAGGTTAGTGTTAGTTCTGATGTTTTTGCCAGTATGGTTGATGCTGACCCAACTGAAAACAAGATGTATCTACAATGGATGCTGAATGTATTTACTAGGTTAATCAAACAGAATACTGATTCTAGTGTAAGGGATGCTATTATGTTTGTTAGTGAGGATTTACCACAAGCTAACGAATACTTGATATTATTTGCCGAACATAAGCGAAAGAAAAAGTTCAAGGAACTTTGTAATAACGCATTTTCACTTAAGGATATTACGGACCCAACAGATATTAATCAATATAGAAACTTGTCTGAACTTTTTGATGCGGTTGACCCGTTTTTTCTTAGGGAACCAAGTAGCGTAGAAAGAACAATGAATAAGTATGTTGATGGTCGACAAGCATTAATACCTTATAAAGATAGGAAATATACGGTTTACGTACCATTAACTGTAACGGCTAGTTCGGTATTTAGTAACTTTGCTAACTGGTGTACGACTAGGGATAAAAATGGTATGTTTGCGAATTATACTACGAATCATAAAAGACCTGATAATCTTTTTTCTAAGTTATTTATCGTTATCAATAATAAATTTTTTAACGGTGATAGTGAGGAAATTTATCAAATTCACTTTGAAACGAATCAGATAAAGGATAGAACAAACAAAGAAAACGTTGATATTTATAGCTTAGTCTTAAGTGAAGATGAGGCGTTACGAAATTTCTTTTATTTAGAATTAATTGGCTTGGCCAAAGCATATAAGTCTGGATTAGATACCAACCCATATTTAAAGATGCTGGTTTCATTTGGTTATACTGAGTCTTTATTTGAGGTAATAGATTCCAATACATCAACGATTAGATTTATTGATAGGTCTATACCTAGATTACCAGATATTAGTACGTTTCAAAATCTGGACCAATTAATAATTAGTAAAGCTAACTTACATGAACTTCATCCATCTATTGGTTCATTAGAGAAGTTAGAGATATTAATCTTATGTGATAATAAAATAAAAACATTACCTAATGGTATTGGCAAGTTAAAAAACTTATTATTTTTGAATATAAATAATAATCCAATTAATTATATACCTGATGATATTGCTAACTTGGATATTAGTAATGGTGGTAGTCTAGGAAAGATTACAGTAAGTATTAGTGATATTGGTAAGGATAATTATGATAAGTTACAACGCTTATTACCAACTACAAGATTTGAATAAATTTAAAATTAAATAAAATGGAATGGACAAGGGGAAATAAAAAAATTGATGTATCAATCATAGAATATTTAGAGGATGTTTTTAAAACCGAAATGGAAAATGGCTATTTTTTGAACGTTTATGTTGGTACCGATTCACAAACACTAGGACGGGGTGCTTATAGCTTCGCTACGGTAATTATTATACGTAAATTTAAGAGCCAAGATAATCGTAAGACTGGTAATGGTGAAGGGGCTATGTTAGTTACTAGTACATATAATAAAAGCTTTAAGGCTAAGAATAAAGAGGCTGTAACTGAGCGTATGGTTTTTGAAGTAAGTAAATCAATTGAAGTCGCATATGAGATAGCTCCAATACTGGACCAATATGAAATTCCATTAGAAGTACATGCCGACATAAATCAAAATCCGTTATATGAATCCAATAAGGCATTACAACAATCTATTGGTTATATCATAGGTATGGGCTATAGCTTCAAGGTAAAACCCGATGCGTTCGCCTCAAGCTATGGCGCAGATTATAAGTGTTAATATTTTTTTTATCATTATTATAACTTTTAATAAATTCCATATATTTATTGTTTAGTTATAAGAATGATTTAAAACCTCGAAATATGTCAAACACAAAAAAGACAGTTAAAGTAAAAGAAAGTGCTCTTGTTGAGTTGATTGAGAACATCGTAAACAAAGAAGTCGCTTCACAAAAAAAGATTTGGTTGCAAGAACAAACTACCAAAAAAGATACCATCTTGGAAGGTAAAATTGCAAAGCTTGAGGCTCAATTTAAGGCACTTACTGCAACCAAATAATAGTAACTAATTATTAGTTATAATAATACTGGCTAGATAACCTTCATTGTTATCTGGCCATTTTATTTATTATACTTTACTTAGGATAGTTTTAATCTATTATTTATACATGGATAAATTAATAGAAAAATTAGAACGAGAAACCATTCCATTAACATCATCTGTCATTAAAGATGAATACGTAACTGCTAGTGAAACAGCCTTTGATTGCATTTTTGATGGCACTTCTAAGTTTTACCCATGGAAGTTACCAAGTAAGATACCCAAGAAATTTAAGCTTGGTGTTATCGTAGGTAGTAGCGGAAGTGGAAAGTCGACACTACTTAAACACTTTGGAATCGAAGAGGAACCTATTTGGGACGAAGCTAAGGCTATTATTTCACATTTTGATAGTCCAGCCGATGGTATCAATAAATTAAGCTCTGTGGGCTTTAATACGATACCATCGTGGTATAAGTCTTATAACGTATTATCCAATGGTGAAAAGTTCAGGGCTGACTTAGCTAGGAAGCTTAGGTCTGGTGCTGTAATTGATGAATACACTAGTGTTGTGGATAGAACGGTAGCTAAGGCTGCTAGCGTGGCTTTATCTAGGTATATAGAAACGAATAATCTAGATAGCGTTGTTATATCAACATGTCATAGTGACATATTAGATTGGTTAGAACCAGATTGGGTAATAAATACCGATACAGGTGAATTACTTAATGGTTTTTTTTTGTCCGACCAGAAATCAATATCCAAGTATATCGCACAAGCTATGATAGTTGGAGAATGTTTAAGGACCATCATTATTTAGATACCAACATCAATAAAGCCGCTAGATGTTATATTGCGATTTGGGACGACCAAGTAGTAGGTTTTTCGGCCACCTTAGCTCAACCAAATGGTGCCTTTAAGAATGGTTGGCGAGGGCATAGAACCGTTATATTACCTGATTTCCAAGGTATGGGTATTGGTGTAAGATTTTCGGATGCTATTGCCCAGATACACTTAGAGCAGGGTCATAGATTTTTCTCTAGGACGGCACATCCAAAAATGATTATGTACAGGGAAAAGTCTCCACTATGGAAACCGACAAGTAAGCACAAAAAGCTACGAAAGGATGTGAAGCATGAAAACCTATATAATAACCACTATGCTGATAATAAAAGATTATGTGGTAGCTTCGAATATATTGGTTTAATAATTTAAACCTTCTCTTAATAAACGTTTTATTGAATAAGATAAACCTTCATTTGTTTTAAATGTTTCTTTGGCTTTATCTTCCATTTTCTTAAGTCTATCATAATAATCTGGAAATTCAGACAGGTGGTCCATAACTATTTCAGTTGCTTTTTCCTTATCTGAAGTATGTTCCATTTCGACAGTGATACCTTTTTTTATTTGTGCTTTGATATCATCTACGGACTTACCAAATTTATCGGCTATTTGCTTGATGGTTAATTTATCGGCTTTACCACCTTTAATTGTATTAGCTTCATCTACGTTAGCATATAATGCTGCTAAGTATTTGTTGATATCGCCTTTGGTGCAACCTACTTTAGCACCACCGTCTTTCTTAAAGACGCATTCTTTATCACCGACTTTTCTATGTGTATATGGCATAATGTTTATATTGTTTTAATTTGTTGGGTAGGTTTTTTAAGTTTGTTGGCCCACTCAACGGATTTAATTATTGGTGTTAAAACTTTGTTGACGATACCAATAACATCAATGGCAACCAACCCAACACCTAATGTAGCACCTTTACCTATTTCCGAAAACCAAGATAATATAGGTTGTATTTCAAGAGTGTTTCCAACCAATGATTTTAACGATTTAAAACCATTAAAAATATCAGCTATATTTACTAATATATTAATATTATCACCAATAAACTTTAGGGTATTTTGAAGCATATTATTTAAAAATTTTTCTTCAACATAGACCAATAAAGTTGTAAAACCAAGACAAGAGATAAAACCTTTCCAACCAGTATCTGAAACCAAGTTTTTCGTCACCCTTTCAATGTGATTAATTAATGCTTCGAATTTTTCATTAAAATTAGATATATTAATATTTATTGATGTTAATATTTTATTGGCTGTTTGTTTGATTCTTTGCATGGTATCAGTCAAGACTTGCGTTATCTTATTAATAGCGACATTCATAAGACTTGAATCTAAAAGAATATCTTTGAACAATTTTGCGATATCTTTTAATCCTTTGATACTATCGATTACCTCTAACGTTTTTTCTTTACCTTTGGTATAAGCTTGTCCAATATAATCATTAATTGACGATAATATTGATTCAACAATAAGCTGTTCTTGTATTATTTTAATTTTAATATTAGTATCAATAGACTCATTTATATTATATTTAATACCTAATATATTATTAACATATTCATAGTCTTTAATTAACAACAATGATTCTTCAGTTAATAAACTTTCTTTATCAACAACATATAAATGTTCTTTTAATAATATTTTAACATTAGACATATAGTTCTGGGTTTAATTTACCGTAAATCCTAATTAATTTTCCAGCAACAGCATTTGCTTCGTTCTCTATTTCACTACCATCAGCACCATCTTCAGCTACATTAGTTAAGCGACCATCTAGATTTTGCTTGTGATGTACAAGTTCGTGCGCTAAGCTCCTACATACATCGATTATGGCCCTATCTTTAACGTAGACCATTATTTCACCTCTTGTATCATAGTAGGCTGTTGTGGTTAGTGATGGTATTCTTTTAAACGCTAGTTTTATTTGGACATCATCAGTAATCTTTAGATAATCTTTAGCAAAGTTAATAAAATCAGCAATAGCCTTAATATCTTTTTCGTCTTTGGTTAAGATGGTTTCATTTAACGATTCTTTTTTTGGTGAATTATCATGCCCACACTTGTGACAAACATACATGTCTTTTTTATCGGTCTCAGATTCTTTCCAAGACCAATTACACTGACTGCATTTTATTGTTTTATCTAAGCCTTCCCTAAGAAGTTTTTTAATTATCGATTTCATGATAATAAATATATAAAAAAAGCCCTAAGATTAGGGCTTTAGTTTATTTTGTTTTTGTTTTGATTCCTTTGATGACTATTTCACCTTTTTCTGTATCAAAATCAACGTTAATTGTATCTCCTTCATTGATTAGACCGCCAAGTATATCATCAGCTATGACATCCTCAACATAGTGTTGAATGGCCCTGCCTAGAGGTCTGGCCCCGTATGTTTCATCGTAACCCTGTACGCCAAGAAATTTAACAGCTTCTTCGGTTATCTTTAGGTTAAAGTTCATTTCTTTAATACGTTTTTCTAGATTAGCTAATTCCAAGTAGATTATCTTATGTATATCTTCTTGTGTTAAGGCTCTAAATACGATGGCTTCATCAATTCTATTTAAAAACTCTGGCTTAAATTTCTTTTTTAACTCTTTTTCAATTATATTATGCGCTCTAATTGCATCACTAACAGATGATGAAGTTTCAAACCCAATAGACTTACCAAAGGCATTGACTTCTTTAACACCAATGTTTGATGTTAGTATAATTAATGCATTTTTAAAGTTAACTTTTCTACCAAGACCATCAGTTAATTGTCCTTCATCCAATAATTGCAATAATATATTAAAGACATCTTCGTGGGCTTTTTCAATTTCATCAAATAATATAACACAATGGGGCTTCCTTCTAACCTTTTCGGTTAATTGACCACCTTGTTCATATCCGACATACCCAGGAGGCGCACCAACCAACCTAGATACAGAATGTTTTTCCATATATTCTGACATATCCATACGTATCAAAGCATCAACATCACCATATACGTGTTCAGCTAAAAGCTTGGCAAGCATTGTTTTACCCACCCCAGTCTTCCCAAGGAAGATAAAGCTTCCAACTGGTTTATTTTTATCCTTGATACCGATACGATTTCGTTTAATTGCCTTTACGACCTTGGTTACGGCATCATCTTGACCTATAACCTTACCCATTAATTCTTTATCTAGATTTAATAATTTTTTGCTCTCTTGTACGGATATTTTTGATAGAGGTATACCTGTCATCATCGATACTACTTCAGAAATCATTTCAACACCAACAATCGTGGTTCTTTTTTCCAATTTAGTATTCCATTCGTCCATAGCTGCTTGAAAAGCTACATCAACCTTTTTTTCTTCATCTCTTATCTTAGCGGCTTCTTCGTAGTTTTGTTTTAATACAACACCTTTTTTCTTTTCAAATAACGCTGTTTTTTTAGCCTCAAGGTCTTTAATATTCTTAGGTTTTTCAATATTTACGTTGGTTGTTGCACCAGCTTCATCCATTACATCAATAGCCTTATCTGGCATTGCCCTGTCCATAATATACCTTGCCGATAATTTAACACATTCATCAATAGCTTCTTCGGTATATGTTACCTTATGATGCTTTTCATATGTTTCCTTGATTTTCATTAAGATAATCTTTGTTTCTTCTAGTGTTGGTTCTTCAATTAAAATTTGTTGAAAGCGTCTAGTTAAAGCTCCATCTTTTTCAATATTTTCACGGTATTCATCAAGTGTTGTTGCACCAATGATTTGAATATCACCACGAGCTAGGGCTGGCTTAAAGATATTGCTTGCATCTAATGACCCAGACGCATTACCAGCACCAACAATTGTATGTAGCTCATCAATGAATAATATAATATCTGGATTAGCCTTACATTCTTCTAGAACGGCTTTCATACGCTCTTCAAATTGACCACGATACTTGGTACCAGCAACAAGGCTAGCTAAATCTAAGGTATAGATACGTTTTCCAATTAATGGTCTTGGTGCATTTCCGCTATGTATTAATAGTGCCAAGCCTTCAACCACTGAGGTTTTTCCAACACCTGGCTCACCGATAAGAACTGGATTATTTTTTTTTCTTCTAGACAGGATTTGTGATAGGCGTTTAATTTCAACATTACGCCCAACAACTGGGTCAATCTCACCCTTTTCTACCGCTTTGGATATATCACGACAAAAGTTATCTAATACTGGAGTTTTTTTAGAATCCGTTGTTTTTGGTTTACGTCTGATTGGGTCAACATCATCATGGTCCTCACCTTCAAATTGATTTTTTGTTTGTTCTTCTCTCATACCTTTAATAATATCTTTAAATTTTTTATAATCCACACCATATACTTGAAATAATACCTCCGTTACTGGTGAGCTTGTAAATAAGATTGCTAGCATGATATGTGTTGTATCAATAACGTTATCATTTAGTTTTTCACATTCTTTATCTAAGGCTTTCATTATTACCTTAGATTCATCAGATAAGGGTAGTGTTTTTCTAGTACTACCAACCCTAGGTGTTAAGTCCTTTTTACGTATATAATCACTTAATCTGTCATAAAATTCCGTTGTGCTGATATTTAATTGTTTTATTACATTGGCACCTTCATTATCGTTATCATTTAAGATTGATAATACTATGTGCTCTGGTCTAACCTTAACATCATCAAATATCTTGGCCTCATTTGAGGCTGCTGAAATTATCACTTTTACTTTTGGGTAAATTTCTCTATTCATGTCGTGTGTTTAAAAAATATAATCATTAAAAATTAAACAATCAAGTGTTGCCTCTTTAAATAAATATTTGTATCTTTGTGCAAACAGAAATTATGAATAAAGAAAACTTTAAGTCATTGACTGTCTGGACGAATACTTCGTCAAGGTTTGGTTATAATTCAAATACTTACGAAAATGGTCATGTTCAGATAAACGCTAATCATATGTTTATTACGTTAACTGACGGTACAGATACTGTTAAAGTTAGAGTAATTCAACTAAACGATATTGAACGATATAACATAACAACATAAAAAATTAACAAAAATGCTATTAACAAGAATTGAGACTAATGGTGAAATCAAAGCTATGTATTCATCATCAACCATCTGTGGGTCAACCTTTGACCCCAAGACTAGAGACCTAACGGTTATATTTAATACAGGTGGTCGTTATAAGTACCCTAATATTGAGCTAAGTGATTATACTCGCTTGGAAACTAGCGATAGTAGTGGTTCCGTATTTAATACGTATATCAAAAAGAAATACACCAACTACGAAAAACTAGATAATCTACCAGCTGATAAATTAAAACAATTATTGACGCAAATCGAGAATCTTAAGACTGCTGAAGATAAAGCTAGCACTGATGGTAGAGGTAAGGCCCTTGTTCTCACCATGAACCAACTTATTGGTGAGTATTTGACCACTGGCGACTTTAATAAGGTTACCTTAGATAGGCTTAAGGTTAAGCTTGGTGAATATACTGATACAACAACAAAAGACTAATTATGAAGGTTACTAAAGACAATGCTATAGCAATATTATTAATTGGAAGCTATTAGAAAATAAATTTAAGGAAAGACTAATAATTCCCATTGGTAATTTAAGCAATAAGGATATTGAAAATTTAACGATTAAATATGAATAAATTAGATAAGCAATACCAAGAATTGTTAAAAGACATTCTAGAAAATGGTACCAAAAAAGAAACAAGAAACGGTGGTACTATATCTCTTTTTGGCAGACAAATACGACATAAAATGTCAGATGGGTTTCCACTACTTACCACAAAAAAAATGTATACCAAAGGTATTATTACTGAGCTATTATGGTTCCTTAAGGGTCAAACCAACATAAAATATTTGGTAGATAATGATTGTAATATCTGGAACGGAGATGCTTATAAGTATTATCAAAAACATGTTGATTTTTCGTACAACCCAAATGATAGAAAAGCTGAATTATTAAGTTCGAAAAACGGTATTGGGTCATATAGTGTAGGTGACCAATTTACTATTGATGAATTTATTAACAAAATCAAAACGGATAATGAATTTGCAAATAAATGGGGCGAATTAGGTAAGATATATGGACACTGTTGGCGTAACTGGAACTCTGATATTGACCAAATACAAAACTTAATAAATGATTTATTAACCAACCCAGATTCTAGAAGAATGATGGTTACCGCTTGGAACCCATCTGAGGTTGATAAGGCCATATTACCTCCTTGCCATTACGGTTTTCAATTATATACTAGAGAGCTAACCATGCAAGAACGCTTTGATGAATGGGCTAAAAGACATAATGGTAGAAGTCTAGAAGATTGGGACGCTCAATGGGAGTTGAATACCACATACGAAGAGGATTTAAAATGGTTTAATATACCAACTAGGGCTATCTCTTTAATGTGGAATCAACGTTCATGTGATGTTCCTCTGGGAATTCCGTATAATATCGCATCTTATGGTATTTTATTATCTTTATTTGGCAAGATTGCTAATATGGTACCAGATGAATTAATTGGTAACTTAGGTGATTGTCATATTTATCTAAATCAAATAGAAGGTTGTAAAGAACAAATTACTAGAGAACCATATGAATTACCAACCCTAAACATTAATACGGAATTCTGGCCAACCGAGACTTTTGAATGCGGAATTGGACCACTACATTCCGATATCAACGTGCTTAATGAAAATATGTCAATTGCCGATTTTACCTTTGATAATTATAAATCACACCCAATAATAAAATTCCCATTATCAAACTAATATGATTAAAGTTATAACATTTCTATTATTATTTATCGTAAGCGACCAAGATAAATTAGTTCACCACCCAAAAAGATTAACAATTATCGAACCAAGCAAGCGAATTTCTGGTATCGTCATGGGTGTAACAGGTGCAGCTGATGGTGATTACCATATTAATTTACGGATACAAGATACGTCACTATTATTCGCCAATAACATAAAAAAAGAAGGTGGTTGTTTGGTAGTTGAGATAATTTGTGCTAAAAAATCTATCTTTAGGATATGCAAGGACCATACAAATCTTATACCAATACCTAGCATTGGCGATAGCATTGAAGTGGTTGGGCCATACGTTTATGATAAATGGCATGGACTCGCTGAAATTCATCCAGTTAAAGAATTAAAGATAATAACCAATAAATAAAACACTCTAGGGTGTTTTTTTATTTTTGTAGATATTTATAAGAAAACGATAATAATATGCCAAATATAAACGATACACATAGCATTATAGTATCTGCGGATGCGCCAATTTTCTCAGCACATACGTATACTGAAATATACGGTGGTTCTGCTGGTTGTAATCTTAGGATTAATGGAACGATTGCTAGTATTGGTGCGGGTAGTAGTATTAAGATTGTGGTTAATACAATTAGTGGTGGTACAGGTTGTTACCTATTAGGTGATAATAACAACGTATTTAACGGTAGCACTGGTATTGGTGGTATATATTAATTAAAATAAAAAGATTTAAAACAATAAATTAAAATGAAGAAAAACATAAATATTAGTCCAGTAGGTCTTAAGGGTGATGCTATCAATGAGCGTATGAAACAATTAATGGGTGTTAAATCTGTTATTAAAGAAAACACAAGCAATATTGTTGTAGAGTTAACTAAGATGGGTCCAGATGGTAAGTCATATGCTATTATACGTGAGAATCACGAGTGGTATATTAAGGTTACTTCTAAGACTTCAAGTATCCTCGCTGAAGACTTTCAATACATTGGTGGTCTTATGAATAAAAAATCAGAAGCTTACCCTTCTTACGCTAAAGCCATTAAGCAATTAAATTTAAAGTTTAAAAGCCTTGCTGAAGCTTATAATGTTAGTAGTGACATCAATATATTTGAAAATGATAATCTAATATCTGAGGAAGATGACGAAGATTATGAAAAAGCATCTAGAGAAGTTGAGTATGGTGTTAAGCCAGAAGATGAGGATGAAGAGGACGAGGATGATGAATTGACCGAAGCTGAAAAGGCTGTAGATGAAATTATAGCTAGAGAAGAACTTAAGGGTGGTCAAAAAAAGCTTGATGTTAACAAAAACGGTAAATTAGATTCTGATGATTTTGAAAAATTAAGAGATGGTCAAAAAGATGATGTTAATGAGTCTAAAATTACTTTTTCAAACACTTTAAAAAATATTGACAATCTTCTTAATAATAAAAAAAAAAATTAACTGAAGAAACAAAATATAAGTTAAAGGTTGCTGGTTCATCTGAGCCAGCACCAGCACCAGCACCAGCACCAGCACCATCGCAAGCAGCAGCGCCATTAGCAGCACCAGCACCAGCAAATGATAAGCCATTTGATGATAAGCCATTTGATGCTGGTGTTGAGGCCGATGAAGAGACAGACCCTAAGAAATATATCGAGCAACTAACTGGGAAACTTGGACAGTCGCTTAGAAAATATACTGAAGCTCAAGGTCAACCAGATTTCGCATTAGAAAAATTTGCTATTAATTCTGTAATAGCGGCATCACACACTTCAGAGATGGATGCTGAAGACCAAAAAGATATCATAAATAAAGTTAAAAAGGCTGGTAGCACAGATACAGAGCCATCTACAGATACAACGAATCCAGAAGATTTAGATGTTAAGGTTGACGCTGAATTAGAAGAATTAGACGAACTTACAGTTTATGAAAATTTATTTTTAGATAAACCTAAAAAAAACAATATGTTCCAAGAAGGTTCTAATGATATATTAGATGAATCTGATAGATGTACTAGAATTGCAAAACGTAAGTATGATGTATGGCCATCGGCCTATGCTTGTGTTCCAGAAAACACATCTAAAGCTTTAACTAGAGATGGTTGGAAGGATGTTAATCAACTTAATCTAGGTGACGAAATAATGACATATAATATTGAAAGAGATGAGTTGGAATTTAAACCAATATTAAATTTGCATAGATATAAAGATGTTAAAACTAATGTAGTTAGAAGCGGCAATAATGGTTTTATATTTGAAGCAACTGATAATCATAAGTGGGTTGTTAAATTACCAGATATTAAAGGAAATAGATTGCAAAAATATGATAGAATAAATGATAAAGCTTTAATTGAGACTAGTGATTTATTAGCAAATAAGAATAATAAAAGTTTGGTTGTTTCAGCACCATATAATGGTGGTAATAATGTTAAGTTAGATGAAATATTTAAATATGGAACTAATTGGGTAAAATATATTTTAGATATAACTAGTGAACAAAGACAAGCATGGTTATTTAGTGCTATCGTTTATGATGGTAATCAACAAAAAGTAGAAAGACTAACTGAAAATATAAATAAAATTGATAAATTAAATTGGTTATATACTGGTCCACATGGTAAACAATCTTTTGGTTTTAAACAAAAAGATATTGAGCATAGAGACGCATTTTTGTTATCAGCCTTTTTAAACTCTGGTCTAGTAACTTGGAAAAAAGCTAAAGATAAAGACATTTATTCATGTCATTATAGTAGCAATAAACCCCTTAAAAACACATCTAATTTTAAATTAGTTAAAGAAAATATTTCAGATGTTTGGTGTCCAGAAACAGAAAATGGTACTTGGGTTATGATGCAAGAAACTGAAGGTCGTGGTATTATCACAATAACTGGAAATTCGGGTGCTGTTGTTAGATGTAGAAAAGGTAAGATTTGGAAAGGAATTAAAGAAGAAGACCTAGATAAGTTAGGTGATTATAAAAACATGACGGACGAACAAATTGATGAGGCCGCTAAAAAAACTGATTTTTCAAAAGAAAAAGAAAGCGGTCTACATGGTTGGTTTTCTAGAAGAGGTGGTGAAGGTAGTAGTGGTTGGGTAGATTGCAACACATGTAGAGACGGAAAATGTAAGCCATGTGGTAGAAAGGATGGTGAAGAAAGAAGTAAATATCCATCTTGCAGACCAACACCTAGTGCTTGTAAGACAAAAGGTAAGGGTGATTCATGGGGTAAAAAAGCCGCCAATGAAAACAAATTAAGTATTTATCAACAAAATCAAGAAGAAGAATCTAACAACTATATGTTCTGGCAAAATCTAAAAGGAATTTATGATAATGCAACTGAAATATTGGGTATGAACGAACAAGAAGTTGATGCATTGATTGCTGATGGTCATCAATGGGCTGTCGAGCATGTTATTACATCAAAAGATGATGTTGAAGAAGTATATCATTTTATTGAAGCTGCTATCGAAGGTATAGTAGTTAATGAAGGTGAACACGAATCAAACAATTATATGTTTTGGTCAAGTCTTAAAACTATTCAACACGCATCTAAAGAATTATTAGAGATGGATTATAATAGTGTAGATGCATTATTAAATGATGGTCATGGGTGGGCTTTAGACCACATAGCAACATCTAATGACGATATGGAAGAAGTTTATCATTTCTTAACAAACACATTAGATGCTTATGATGGTGATTCTGAAGCTGGGTATGAAGATGAGTACGGTACAGTTGAGGATGCTAACCTCTATGAAGGTAAATATGATGATAAACCACTAGGAAAACCAATGAAAGGTGACGTTAAGAAATTTAAGGTTTATGTTAAAAATGAGAAGGGTAATGTAGTTAAAGTTAATTTTGGTGACCCTAATATGGAAATAAAAAGAGACGACCCAAAAAGACGAAAATCATTTAGGGCCAGACATAAATGCAGTGACGCTAAAGATAGAACAACACCTAAGTATTGGTCATGTAAGATGTGGTCTTCAACACCTGTATCTAAAATTGTTGGTGAAGATTTGGAAAATTCAACAAAAAACACTACCTTTAATGAAAACTATATACGTATGAAGCTACAAGAAACATTTGGTCAAGATGCTGAACCAATGACTGCGCCAACTATTGACCCTAAAGTTCAACCAATGGTGGAGCCTAACACAAAACCATCACCTAGTAGAAAAAATAAACCATTTTTACCAATGCCAAATGTACAACCAAGACCTAAAGCTAATGGTACTAAATGAAAATAACAATGCTTTGAATTATTGAATGATTAATGGATGAATTTTTTTTAATTTATATAAATTATGTCGGTAAAAATTATGAGGGTAACTATTTTTATGAGTTTATATTCTCTGACACAACTGATGATGTTGATGGTGTCGATTGGGATACCTATCCAGCATCTGGTAGACCACAACCACCAGACGAATTTTACATTAAAAAGGTTGGTAGGTTAGAGTCTGAGTTAAACTTGGACGTAATTCAAAACAGTGATACATTTGCTGTTTGGGACGCTGTGGATGATGTTATCGCATTGGCTTGGGAGAATGTGAATGCGTATGAAACATATCCAGATAAACGACTTAGTTTCAGGTTTGGTGAAACCATTTCTGAGACACAAGATAAACTTTATGAAAAAGACCTAATACTTAAATACACAAAATAGATTATGAAAAAACACAATATTTCTGAAGATGACAAATTTAAGATACATGTAAGCAAAGACGACCTTAAAAATCCAGCTATTACAAAGAGCATGTCTCAAATTCAAAAAACTAACAAGGATATTGAGTTTGAATTGGGTGGTAAAAGCAATGCTAAAGATATGGGTGCGTCTATGTCATCGATGATGGAACAAGATGCTATCATAGAACCAAAGGACGCTGAAACACTAAGGTATTTATCAAACGTTAAGGATTCTAATACTGGTGATGTTTCAAAGCCGTTTAATATTGGTGATAAGCAATATCAATTGGTTAGGGGGATTAACTCAGCTAATGCTGTTGTTATGGGTGTATATTGTTTTGATGACCTTAATGAAAATAATGAGAATATTATTCATACGATGGAATACTTTGACCAAAACATCGCCAAGCCAATGAAAGAAGCTATGGGTATGGTTGGGCAAGATATACAAGTGGTTCCACATGTTAAGGAAATTAAACAAGATGAAGATAAGGGTTCACTTATGGCTTATATCAATTTAAGTGATATCGACCCATCATTTAAACATTTTTTTGTTAACATAAATACTGGTGAGGTTGTTGCAAAATTTAAAACAAATAGAGATATGATTAAATCTGGACAAGGTTTAGGGCCAGATGAAGATTATATGGATGTTAAGGGCTTGAAACGTTTTAGATTTGGTAATTATTTTAAATCTGCAATGAATGAGGTTGAAGCTGTTAGTACCGATGGTACTGATGTACCTAAGTTACAGGCTGATGTTACCAAGTTAGCTAATCTTATAAAAAATAAATTTAGTATTTACTTAGCTAAGTTAGATAAACCAATAGAACAAGCTCAATTCCTAACCGCTATGGCTAAAGAAATTGGTGTACCGCTTGGGAAACTAAGTACCATTATTAGTAGTTATAAAGATATCGCAACTGGTGATACTGAACCACAAGCACAAGTAACTACCGAAAGACGTATTATTAGTAAAGCACAATTAGAAGAAAACCTAATAAAAAAAATAAGCAAATAATATGAGTGATTATAAAAAAATTCTCCAATCTGCTTTAAACAGAGCAAATAAAAGCAAAGGCTTAAATGAAAGCGTTGTTTATCCAGAAGGATTATCTGAACGAATGGCACCTAAATTAGAATCAGATTTAATGAATCGACAACACTCATTAGGTAAGCATCCAATATTTCCAGATGATGATGAATCAACCTTTGAAGAAAAGATTATGGGTGAACGTTTTAGTGAAGTTGCAAAGCGTTATAAGAGAGCTTATGATGTTGATTCTATTGATAATAAAGTTGTTTTAAGTGAATTAATGCCCTTGGTTTATGAAACCCAAGGCTTAGAGGCAAAGCACAAAAAAAAGCTTGAAAAGCTAGCCGAAAGGATGATTCGTGAAGAATTTGATATGGCTGATGACATTGTTGAAATTAATTGTGAATTAACTAACGAAATTAATATGGTTGGAACGATTAAAAATGCCAAGCCAATGTCAACTGAGTCTAGCTTTAAGAACCATGACGAATTAGTTAATGCTAATGAAGAAGTTTATAAGCGTAGATTCCTAAATGCTATGACACAGGGTTCAGCAAAAAAATGTAATCATATGTTTCATTTGGTTGATGAGGAATTAACTGATATGGACCCTAGATTGCCAAATAAGTATTCTAAGATGATGGCTAGCGCTGATTACACTTATTATATCTTACCAAATCTTGAGGATTCAAAAAATGGTGGCGTAGTTAGAGTACAATTCCCAACTGAGTCTAATCCAAAAGCCGTAATATATGCACAAGCCTTAGTATTCCCAGTATTAATTCACGAATTGGTTAAGGGTGTTATGGAGTTATTATCTGCACATGGCTTACCTAAGAATAAACGAATCGGTGAATATGTTATTAATAAGGCAGATTTTTTGGCTGCTGAACCTTGGGATATGCGTATAGGTCCAGCATTATGGAGTAGATTTACTAACTTAATCGAACCAGATGATTTCCATTTAAAGCATCACATATATTCTGAATTGGCTGCATTGCCAGTTAGAGAGTTTAACGTAAAGATGCGAGAAATTATGGCTAATACCAAAGAAGGTAAAAAAATAATTAAAGCGGTAGTCGATGAAGTTAAAGCTAGTTTACAAGAAGATGACTTCAATGAAGCTATGGATGAGATTGATTCTAATAAAATACATAAAGAAAAAAACGATTCTGAAGGCTTTGAATTTAAAGAACTTTTTGGTGAACAAGATTCGGATGGGTTTGGTTTTAAGGAATTATTTGGTGACGATGATAGTCAAGAACCAGAAGGATTTGACTTAGATGAATTAATGTAAATAAAGGCCCATATGGGCCTTTATTCGTTATTAGCATATTTATAATAAAATATTATGCTAACGACATTAGAAATATATACAGAATACGCTAAATGTTTAGCTAGTCCAACATACGCAATTGAAACATATTTAGTTACATTTGATAAGACACAAGAAGGTTTTGTCCCATTCAAATTATTCCCAAGACAAAAAGAAATTATCTTAGCCTACGAACAGCATAGGTTTAATTTGGTCACCAAGCCTAGACAAGCTGGTGTGTCAACAACCACAGCCGCTTACATGTCTATAAAGGTTGGTTTTGCTGACGAGAATAACCCAGAAGCGGTACTAATCATCGCAAACAAACAAGAATTAGCATTTGAATTCTTGGGTAAGATAAAAGACTTTCTTGACCAATTACCAAGATGGATTTGGGGTACCGAATATTATGGTAACCCTAAAAACGAAGCTAAGTCAATATTTATCGTTGATTCAAAAAAAGAAATTAGACTTCCAAATGGTAGCCGTGTTAAAGCGGTTGCTACATCTAAGGATGCTCTACGTGGTTTCGCACCAACATACCTTATAATGGATGAAGCAGCCTTTATTGATAACGGTGCTGAAGTATTTGGTGCTGCGTTAACCGCTTTAGGTAGTGGTGGTAAGGCTACCTTAATTTCAACGCCACATGGTATGGATTCTCTATACTATCGAACATATGCTAAGGCTAAAACAAAAGATAATAATTTTAATATCATTGAAATGAAATGGTATGAAGATTTGCGCTATAACAAAGACCTTAGATGGTTACGAGGTGATGAGATTGAAGAAGAAGTAGAGTTCACATTTGATTCATACAATAGAAGATTAAATGATGGTTGGAAACCAACTTCATCTTGGTATGAAGAGATGTGTTTGGGTATGAATAATGACCGTAAGATGATTGCTCAAGAACTAGATGTATCATTTATTGGGTCTGGTGGTAACGTGATTGAGGAAGAATATATTGAGTATCAAGTTAAACATAATGTTATTGACCCCTTATATACTAGTGGTGCTGATAATGAGTTCTGGATATGGGCTGAACCTAAAGAAGGTCATCAGTACATAGTCGGTGTCGATATAGCTAGGGGTGACGGTCAAGATTCATCCACGATGGTTATTGTTGATTTTACAACTATGGAACAAGTTATGGAATATCAAGGTAAGATACAACCAGACTTAATGGCCCAGATAGTCGAAGAATATGGTAATCTATATAAGGCTTATACCGTAGTTGATATTACTGGTGGTATGGGTGTTTCTACGGTATTAAAACTCTTAGAATTTGATTATAAGAGGCTACATTATGATACACAAAATGGTAAGATTTTATCTGCTAGACAACGTGAGTTATCATCGCATAATAAAGAAAATAAAATACCTGGTTTTCAAGCAACATCTGTTCGTTTACCGATGATTTCTAATTTAGAATATAAAATTAGAACAAATGAAATTAAGATTCGCTCAATTAGATTAGCGACAGAGCTAAAGACATTCATCTATAAGAACGGTAAACCAGACCATCAAGATGGTTTCCATGATGACCTAATAATGGCATTGGCTATGGCCCTTTGGGTCCTAGAACACTCTTTTAAGAATCTAGAGCGTTTAGAAAAACAAAATAAAGCTATGTTAAGTAGTTGGATACTTGGTAGTAGCCAACCAATTGAAATAGAGAAAGAACGTGGAACTGGTTTCTCTAGCAAACAAGGTGGTAATAGCGTTAATCATTCTAGACCTAATTTCAGCCCGATTGTATCTAAGAATATGCAAGACCCAACAGGTCAATATGCTTGGTTATTTCGTGGTATTAAATAATCTTGACTTTTAACAAATAATAATTAAAATAGAAATAAAACAATGGCACAGCAAAATAATTTAACTATATTTCAACGTCTTGGACAAGTTATTAATCCTGAGAACACTAGACCAAAACAAGCACAAGCCAAAACAAATACTCAACGATATAATATTGGTAGTGATGTTCTATTAAAAACGGATAATAAAGCTGATTTTGATAGGATTAAGCTACAACAACAACAGAATAGATTTCTAGCAAATCAATGGTCTAGAGTTGATAGCGGATTATTTCAACAATCTATCAACTATGAAACAACAAGAATTGCATCATATAGTGATTTTGAGAATATGGAGTTTTATCCAGCCATCGCTGCCGCATTAGACGTAATGATGGAAGAATCCACAACCGTTAACGATAAGGGTAAAATAATGAATATTTATTCTGATAGTAAGCGTGTTAAGGGTATATTAGAGGACTTATTTTATAATAGGCTTGATATTCATACATCATTACCTATGTGGACTAGAAACACATGTAAATACGGTGATAATTTCGTTTATTTAAATATCGATGATGCAAACGGTATTATTGGCGCTAAGCAAATGCCAAACTATGAAATGGACCGTAGGGAGAATGATTTATTTAGTGTTATTAACGGAAGTACTGTAGAGGTAGATTTATCATCTAACAAAACAGATAAAACAAAATTTATATGGAGGGGTCGTAATGTTGAGTTCAACTCATGGCAAATGGCCCACTTTAGATTATTGGGTGAGGATAAACGTTTACCATATGGTACAAGCTTTTTAGAAAAAGCTAGACGTATTTGGAAACAACTTATCATGTCTGAGGATGCTATGTTGGTGTATCGTGTTACTAGAGCACCAGAAAGAAGAATATACAAAATATACGTAGGTAATATTGATGATGCTGATGTACCAGCATATGTTAATAGTATCGCTGATAGATTCAAACGTGCACAAGTAATGGATTCACAAACTGGTCAAATGGACCTAAGATATAATCAAATGGCTAATGACCAAGATTATTTTATACCAGTTAGAAGTGAAGATGCACCAAGCCCAATTGATACGCTTCCAGGTGCAACTAATCTTGACCAGATTGCAGATATTGAATACTTAAGGAATAACTTATTTACTGCATTACGTGTGCCTAAGCCATTCTTAGGGTTCGATGAGACTACTGGTGATGGTAAAAACCTTGCACTACAAGATATTAGATTTTCTAGAACAATCAATAGGATTCAACAATCAATGATTCAAGAATTAAATAAGATAGCTATTATTCACTTATACTTATTAGGCTTTGAAGAAGATTTTGATAATTTTACATTAACCCTAAATAATCCATCAACACAAGCTGATATGCTTAGAGTTGAACATATGCAACAAAAAGTTACGTTACTTAAAGATGCAGTATCAGATACTGGTAATGGATTTGCTACGATGTCATGGACTCGTGCACATAGAGAAATTATGGGTTGGTCAGATGATGAAATAAAATCAGATTTACTTGAACAACGAATAGAAAAAGCTGCCTCTGCTGAATTAGCTAATTCGGCAAATGTTATCAAGCATACTGGTACCTTTGATGTAGTTGATAGAGTCTATGGTGATATGGACTTAGCACTACAAGGTGGTGGTAATGGTGGAGGTGAAGGCGGTGACGCAGCTGCTAGTGGTGGCGGTGGCGGTGGCGGTGGCCTAGGTGGTTCATTTGGTGGTGGCGGTACTGGTGGTGAAGACCTAGATTTTGGTGATACACCAGAAGGTGATACGCCAGAAGGTGAAACACCAGAAGGTACTGACACAAATACAGAAGGTGGTGAAGATTTAACTTTTGGTGATGAAGAAACACCAGAACAAGTTGCCGAATCTGTAAAAAGAATAAAGCGTGTATTGGGTGAACAGAAGGTTATATTGGCTAATAAATTAAACAAAAGGACTGAAAAGTACCGTGGTCGATTTGTTAACACCTTGATTGAGTCAATTAAGCCAAAGACTACACATATCGATGAAAAGGTTAAGGTCTACGATAAGAATGTTAAGGTTAACGAAGAAATTGATACTATGATTAATGGTATTGATAAAATGTTAGGTGAATAGTAATTCTTTATCATGTATAAGATATTTATTAATTAAACACACAAAATGTCAAATATAGCAAGCATAGTAAAAAATTTTGGTAAGATTAAAGATAACTTTAATAATATCTTAGCTGAAAATATCATTATTAAAGATAATGGTAAAAATAATGTATTTAAAACTTATTTAAAAACCATAAAAGAAAACGAAATTCTTCGCACTCAATTTATGGTTTATAATAACCTTGAAAATACCTGTGAAACTGATGCTGGTAAGGCTTTATTATTTGTAAAAGAAAATATTGACTTAATGGCTAAGTATAAAATAAAGGATATATTAGAGGCAAATACCAAGTTGGCTAATCTAATTACTTGGGATATTGTTGATGAAACAAATGACTTATATGAAAATATTTCAAAGCTTATCTTTACCAAAAAAGCTTCAAATAATATTAATACTATTGTTGAATCAACGGATAAAGTTATTAAGTATATCTTAAATAATAAACCAAGGGTTATTATTGAACAAATCGGTCTACCAAATAGTGTAATTTCCAATCTAATGATTACTAAATACAATGAAAAATATGAATCATTATCTGAATCGGAAAAGAAGATTCTTAAGGTTCTTATATCTTCAAATGAATTGGAGAAAAAAGAGATTTACTCTCAGCTGGTTAGAGAATGCATTGATTTGATAAATGAGAAGCTTAGTACCGCTGATTTAAACGCTAAAGATAAGCTATTACAAGTTAAGGATAAATTGTTAAATACAGTTCAAGCAATTGATGAAAATTTTTCAAAAAATATTTCAAAATTAGTAGAATTAAAGTCTAATTTAGATTAAATAACTTGACGCTTTCATTTTTTTTTGTTATACTTGTATAAAATATTTAAAAATGAAAACAGGAAAAGAACTTAAGATAAATAAATTTAACGAATATAATGTTATATTTGGTAGTATAAATAATAAACATCCAAAAGCTGTTTTCATTAATATTTCAGCATGGGTGGACCCAAGGAATAATTCTGAAGAAAACTACCAAAGAATCATTAGAAATAATCATAAGAAAATTAAGCAAGTTATATATAATCGTTTTGTTAGTAAAAATGAAATATTTATCAAGGATAGAACGATTGTTGATTTTGATATTAGAGAATCTGGAATCAAGTTTGGTAAGCGTAGCTTTATGAATTGTGAGATAACCATATTTGTTTATGAAGAGATTGGTGAAACCTTAGATTCAGTAAAAAATCAATTAGAAGATATAACTCAACACATCATTGATAAGGTATTTGAATGCGATGACGCATTTTCTTATCATAAAAGAAAAAAGTAAATTAATAAGGCCCTACCAAAAATAGGGCCTTTTTTATTATCCACTATATTTATATCTATAAGCTAATGTTATGGAAATAAATTATAACGATATTAAGGTTATCAAGCGTGGTCAAAGTGGTTTTGGATTCCTCATCGAACAAGACGCTGGTTACATTAGTCCTGATGAGCCTAGAAATTTACCATTCATTAACGAAATGAAAAAACTAGAAACTGGTAAGGTAATTATCGGTGAACCTCTAGTTGTATATGTTATACTACAAAAATACGGTATCTTAAACCGAAATGGTAGGGTTTACCCAGAACACATTCTAAGAAAACAAAATGAACTATATCAAGAATTAATTAAATCTAGAGGTGCTGTAGGTGAATGTGACCACCCAGAAAGTTCAGTTATTTCTATCGATAGAATATCTCACAATATTATTGAAACATGGTGGGAAGGTCATACACTAATGGGTAAGATGGAAATCCTAATGACTCCAGGCTTTATTAATTATGGTATCGTTTCAACCAAGGGTGATGAAGTTGCTAACCTATTAAGAAATAGAATTAAGATAGGTGTTTCATCTAGAGGTGTAGGTTCGCTAAAAGAAGGTAAGAACGGTGAACAAATAGTCCAAGAAGATTTCGAGATAATTTGTTGGGATATAGTTACCGCACCATCAACACCAGATGCATGGATATTTAAAAATGTTGAAGAAGCTAAGCCTTACGTTGAGAGCGTTACCACCACTAAAAATGTTATAAAAGAAAATTTAATCGATGATTTAAATAAATTTTTATTATAATGCAAATTTTTATCATTTTTTTTTTTATATAAATGTCTTTTTTGAAAACTAGATATATTTATTATCAAATAAGATGAATAACTAAATCATATTTATCTACTAAACAAATAAAACACAATGGCAGAGAAAAAAAATATACTTGAGGAAGCATTATTGGATATTAAAAGTATTCAAAATGCTCTTGATGCCAACACGAAAGAAATACTTCGTAGCATTGCTAAAGAAGAAATTGATGGGGTTGTGAAAGAATCATTAGCTAGAGAGGCTTATGAAGAAGAAGGCGTTGATGTTGACATCGAAGATGATGACACAATGACTTCTGAAGAAATAACTAAAGATGACATGTCAATCGATGATATGGGTGATGACTTGGGTGATGAATTAGGCGATATGTCTATGGCATCATCTGATGATGAAGACTCATACGAAAACGGAATGGATGATTTTGAATCATCAGATGAATTGGACATGACAGCTGCATCAGACGATGAAGTTATTGCAATTTACAAAAAATTAAGCGGTGAAGATGAAATCAATATCGTTGGTGATGAAATACGTTTAAACATTTCAGAACCAGGTGAATATATTGTTAAGACATCTGACATTGGTTTGCCAGCATCTGGTCTACCAGCATCTGACGATGACGATATGGAATACGAGATTGAACTTGATGATGAAGAAGAATCAAGTGACTTCGTACCTGTTGATGATATCGAAGGTGATGATGAAGAAATGGGTGATGAAGAAATGGGTGATGAAGAAATGGGTGATGAAGAGGAAGAAGAAGAAACGCTTGACGAAAAAATTGGTGTTGGTGTAGGTATGAGTGTAGGTACTCACCGTGGCCAAGGACCTAAATCAATCGGTGCTCCTGAAAACCCTAAGTCAAAAATTGACGAAAGTATCGCTACAAAGAAATTACTTACCGAAACAGCAAACAAATATAATACCCTATTAAGTGAAGCTAAAAAATTAAAGGTTGAGAACGAAATGTTCAGAGATGGCTTAAAAGAATTTAGAACCAAGCTTGTAGAAACAGTTATCTTCAATAGCAATCTTACATATGTAACAAGATTGTTTATGGAGCATTCGACTACCAAGGCTGAGAAACAAAACATTATCAAGAGATTTGATACTGGTGTTACTAACCTTAAAGAGTCAAAAAGATTGTACAGAACTATTGCTAGTGAATTGGAAAAAAGAGAAACCGTTCGTGAAGTAGTAGAAAATAAAATAATCAAAGAGGCCAGCACAAGTAATTCAAAACAACTAAACGAATCGACTGCTTATGTTGACCCTTCTACTAAAAGAATCCTTGATTTAATTAGTAGAGTTGAACAAAAATAAAATAACCAAAAAATAAAACTAAACAAATATGTCACATTTATTAACATCTGGACAAGTTGGTAACATCGGATTGAACCACATGAAGGCTATCCGTCAAGAAACCCAAGCAAAATGGGAAAGCTTAGGCTTCCTAGAAGGTCTAAAAGGCCACGTTAAAGAAAACGTTGCACAATTGTATGAGAACCAAGCTTCTCAATTGTTGAGCGAAAGCACAACAGCGACATCATCTGGTTCTTTCGAAACAGTTGTATTCCCAATTGTACGTAGAGTTTTCTCTAAATTATTAGCGAATGATATCGTATCGGTTCAAGCTATGAACATGCCAATTGGTAAATTGTTCTACTTCGTTCCACAAACATCTAGCCGTGTTAACGGTGCTAACCCAGCTGTTGCTGGTAGCAACTACAATGGTGTATCATCAACTGATGCCACTTATGGAACACAATACTCAGCACACACTGGTCTTAACGGTGAGCATGATGGTTCTGCAACTTCTGCTGCTGTTCCAGCTATCGTTTCTACTAACGGTGTTAAGTTGACTCAAATGCAAGCTAAAAACTTGTATGATGCATTCTATGATGATGGTTTGTTCGATAACTCTAAAGGTACTCTTACAATGAAAACCTATGCGATTACTAATGCAAACGCTAACATTTTAAATTCTGACGGTACTTTTACAGTATTGACCCCATCAGCTTCTTTCCCAAGAGCAACTGATGGTTCAGTTAGAACTGTTCTTTTAACAATGTCTGGTTTCAGTGGTGGTGCTGGTACTAATGGCCGTGGAGTATTGACTGGCCCAGACGGTAACAACATGGATACTGAGTCATTCTTGGCTTCATTACAATGTGTTACTACTAATGCTATCTTAGATAGTGATGGTAATAAAATTGTTGTTGGTGGTAGTAAGGTGCCATTCCGTGTAGTTACACAACAATACGGTAAGGCTATCGTTCAAGGTACAAAAACTGGTGCAGCGAATTCTAGTAATGTAATGTATGTTGAGGTTGACTTACGTCACCCAGTTGGTACCACTGCAAGCGGTGTTGCCGTAGCTGGTACTGAAACTTATGATGGTTATGTTGGTGCTTCTGCAACAACTGTATCAGCGATTACAACTACTGCTGGTCTTGTTTTTGGATGGGCTGAATACGCTTCTCTTGAATTGGAAACAGAACTTGGTGAAGTTTCATTTAGACTTGACGAAGTAGTAGTAAGTGTTGAAGAACGTAAATTACGTGCAACATGGTCACCAGAATTGGCTCAAGACGTTAGTGCATTCCACAACATTGATGCTGAAGCTGAATTGACAGCTATGTTGTCAGAACAAGTTGCTGCTGAAATTGACCGTGAAATCCTTAGAGATTTGCGTACAGGTTCTGCATGGCAATTACGTTGGGATTATAACGGTTGGAGAAGAGCTTCTTCTGCTGCAAGTCCTTACACACAAAAAGACTGGAATCAAACTCTTATCACAAGAGTAAACCAAACTAGTGCTCAAATCCACAAGTCAACTCTTCGTGGTGGTGCTAACATTATCGTAGTATCTTCTGAAATTTCAGCGATATTTGATGATTTGGAATACTTCCACGTAAGTGATGCTAACCCTGAGCAAGACCAATACAACATGGGTATTGAGAGAATCGGTACATTAAGCGGACGTTACCAAGTGTACCGTGACCCTTATGCACCAGCATACTCAATCATCATCGGTCACAAAGGTAAATCATTGTTGGATACAGGTTACATCTACGCACCATACGTGCCTTTGCAACTTACACCAACTATGTACAATCCGTTTAACTTTGCCCCAGTTAAGGGTATCATGACACGTTACGCTAAAAAAATGGTAAATAACCGCTTTTACGGAGCTATCCGTGTAGATGGTGTACCAACGTTTAACGTTGCTGAATTGAGATAATTTATTGTAAATCAATAACTTAAAAGCCATACATTTTTGTATGGCTTTTTTGTTTTTAAGCATATTTAAAATATATTTGGATTAAAATTAAACGGATTGAAACTTGACGTTATGGTTTTAATTTGGTATCTTTGTATAAAATAAAAAATATGGCAAAAACAAATCTAACAGAAGAAGATATAAAAAAAATTATTTTATTATATGAAGAAGATAAAGTTAGTATACATAAACTTGGTGAATTATTTAAAGTTGGTAATGATAGGATTAGATTAATTTTAACTGAGCATTCTATAGCGATTAATAAAAAGGGTGGGCAAGTTAAAATTGGTAATAGTCATGATATTGAAAAATCTAACACTAAACTGTATTCAATAAATAATTCCAATAAAAAATTAGTTGCCATTTGTAAAAAAACAAAAATAGAGTTTGATGACCCAAATAATTTATCTGGGACATTAACTAGACATATTTTAAATACCTATGGTGATATTAAAATTCCGTCTAACACTTATCAACGAAAAAAATATGAATTAGTTAATAATAAAAAATGGTTTGAGGTATATTTTGATATTGTTGAAAAGGATAAAGAAATAAATATAGAACACATATTTAAAACCACAATAAAAAATAAAGAAAGAGAAGAGTTATTCCTTGACGAAAAAAATTATGTTGTTTGTAATTTATGTGGAAAAAAAATGAAACTTATATCAAATACACATTTAAAAACTAAACACAATATTAGTAGTAATGACTATAAATTATTATTTCCTAATAATAAATTAATATCTGAATCATCGTCTGTTATTTTTAGAAACAATATAAAAATAACTAATATTAATATGAAACCAAGCTGGACATCAAAGGGTGAAATTGAAATAAAAAAGTTTATTGAAGAATTAGGTTTTAGTGTTGAGAAGAGCAAAAATAGAAAACTATTGAACGGTAAAGAGATAGATTTAATAATACCTAAAATTAAATTAGGTATAGAATATAATGGATTATATTATCACACCGAAAAAATGGGTAAAAACTCTACTTATCATTTAGATAAAACAATGGCTTGTGAGAAAATAGGTATTAAATTAATACATATTTTTGAGGATGAATGGGTTCTTAATAAGGAATTAGTTAAAAATAAATTAAAGCACATATTAAAAATAAATGATGGTATTAAAATAGGTGGTAGAAACGTTAAGGTCAAGATAATTAACGGGAAAGAAAAAGGGTTATTTTTAAAAGAAAACCATATCCAAGGTAATGATAACTCAACAATAAATTATGGGGCTTATTATAATAATGAATTAGTAGGTGTAATGACTTTTTCAAATAAGCGTAACATGACAAAAACTAACGATGGTGAATATGAATTAACTAGATATGCAACAAAGCAAAATTATATTATTAGTGGGTTGGCATCTAAATTCATAAAACAATTTATAAACGATTATTCACCTAAAAATATAATTAGTTTTGCTGATAGGCGTTGGACGCTTGATGTAAATAACAACCTTTACACAAATATTGGGTTTAAACTAGTTGGTTTGGTTAAACCCAATTATTGCTATTATAATTCAAAAGTAGATAAACATAAACGATTTCACAAATTTGGTTTTGGTAAAAACGCTATAAGGAAAAAATACCCTAATATGGATTTTAATAAAACGGAGAAAGAATTGACTAGCGAATTAGGTTATGATAGAATATGGGATTGTGGTTTATTTAAGTACGAATTGATAATGTAAGCGTTTAATAATTATGGGCTGAAGATAATTTATCTAAAGGTTCAACATATTTATTAGTATGAAAGAACATATAAAAAAGCTATTAAGAGAGGGTTTATTAGTTGAATCCAAATTTGAATATCAAATTAGAGATATTGATGGTTCTAATTTATACTATAAAAGAAAGGCTGAAAATAATATGTGGGAATTTATAGATAAAGATGAATTTGATAAAAATTCAAATAAAGATAATATTATTAAGTATAAAAAATGAAAGTTCTTATAAGAAAGCTATTAAGAGAGGGTTTAAATAAGGATACGATGCTATTTTTACGTTGGACTGATTCACCAGAAAATGATATAGAACGTAATTTTAGTGGACATATGCAAGCTTGGTACGATACCTATGAGGAAGCAATGGCTGATTATGAAGAAAGAAAATCTAAAGGTGTGTATTTAGAAAGTGAACCAAAAGAAGACCCTGTTAGTGGAATGTGGAATTCTGACCCAGAGTGGGGTTTAAGTGGTTACGGTTTTAATAATGAAGAAACATTTAATAAAGCCCTAGATGAGATTACTGACATAGCATGGCACCATAAGGATAATAATAGTCAAGATTTGTATTTATTTAGGTCATCTAATTATATCTTAGGAAATGGTTTTGATGGTGAAGATACTTTTAGAGATGCTGATAGATTCTGGTATATAAATGATTCAGTTAGTTTTGATGACATACAACAAATTATAAGCAAATAAAAAAGGAGCATTATGCTCCTTTTTTTTATACATTAACTCAAGTTATTTTATTTACGCTTTGGCCCCACACTGACTGCAAAACCTATCAGTTTTACCGACCTTAGCACCGCAAGATGTGCAATATCTTTTTACATTAATATCCTCAAGGGTATTAATCTTTTGCGATATTGGTAATAGTTTATACGTTACCGTATGGAATGGTAGATAATAGAATGATTTATTAACCGATGTTAATTCTTGATTGGAGTCAGAACCCTTTTCAACTCGTCCAGTTTCAAGTGATTTTGACACCCCTCTAAGTGGTGAGTTATTAGCTGATAAAGCCGAAGTTAAAATCTGACCAGACGAATAACCCCCTAAGGTACTTGTTAGTGTGGTGTTATCATTAGTGTTTGGTCGACCAAACACTGGTTGTGAGGCACAATAAGTATTTGATGTATAAGTATTATATCTTATAATATCAGGATGATAAGTGTAATCAAGTGGTCTAATAACGATTGGTGATTGATAGGTGTTGATATTTTCTCGATAGAATTCTACCTTAATATCACCATTATCTCTAATAGCATCTTTAACTTCTTGTGTATTTGACACATCATACGTATCAAATAAGAACTTTTTGGCTACGTCTAAGTATCTGTCCAAGAAGACTCTCTGACCTGGGTTTAATACCAGACCACCTTGAGATAAAGATTTACCATTAAGTATTATTTTTGCTAAGACTACATCGGTAGTCATGTTTGCCAATTCAATTTGAAATTCTTGGCCTTTTTTCAAGTAGTAAGTTGGTACTTCTACATTCTTGTCGTATAATTTAATACGAGATTTGTTTACAGCAATATTTGCCGTTGGCACATTAGGTGCCATCATTTTTTGTGTCATGTTTATTAACTTTTTAATTTATTGTTATTGTACCAATACCTTTGTTGCGTTAACAACTCTAAACCATTTTATTGGTCGGGACTGATACTTGAGCTAATGTAATGATAAATATACTAATAAAATTAATAATTGTCAAGTAAATCAAAAAAATTATTTAGGACAAATAGTTGATTGAACAGCAGACCACCAAGTATTAGACTCATCAACCATTGAATCACCAGACATACGCTTGGTTTTAATTTCATGACTAATTAATTTATCCGCATCTCGCCAGTTTTTAATTGGTCGCTCGATACGCTTCCACATTGATGGATTTTGCTCTGGTGTACCAATAGCACTAATAATTAAAGCAATACCTTCTTTATATGATGCCACGCTCATTGTATTGCAAGCTGTTTCTAATCCTTTATTTTGAAGTAATCCTTCTCTTAATAGGTTTTTTATTTGCTCTTTCATATTATAAACGTCCTCTTAATTCTACTTGACTAATGATATCAAATTGAAGTACATTTTTAAGTGTTGTAACTTCTTGTCCAGTTGTTGATTGAACATCAATATAATAAGTATTAGGGATTAGACTTTCAGTATCCAATAAGAAATAATAATAATTATTTGCCATTTCAATTGATTCCCAATCAATTACGGTTAATTGACTGGTACCTTCGGTAACATATAAGCGATACTTAAGACCTGAAATATTTTGTGTTTGTTCTACGGTATAGGGTATTCTAGCTGATACGATAACCTTACGTACATCACCACGCTTAATGCGTTCTTTATTTTGTATACCAGAAATGTTAACGGCTACCTTTTGTGGCAGCATGAAGTTATCACCTATACTATAATAACCCATAGAATCCTTTACAACGAAGTTTAAGCTAATATTAGCCCTGTTCACACCATTAATGGTAATACCAGTCCACACGTCTGAATACATCGTCTCTACGTTGCTTGAATTAGTTGGTATGGTTAAATCTATAGAATATACACCAAGCGTTACATGATTTACATTTGAAGAGGTAAAAGCGCTAACCAATACATTATTATAATTATAGATATTTACGCTTGGTTTAGCATCTAGGTTAGTTGGGTTACCAGCTATATTTACATATAGGTAAAGTTTATTTGGCTTATCTAAAAAGAAATTATTTCTATCATCAGTTATATAGTTATCATATATTGTTTCAATAAATGGTTCATAGAACGTTTGAGTGTTATTGGTAAAGAAACCAACATATTGTGGGGTTATAGTATTTAATTCTTCGTAACCTCTATCGAAAGCAATACCTAGACCATTATTGGTATTACCTGTTAATAGGCCATTTACATAGTCGGTAACGTCCATTTCAATATTTTCATTACCCTTATCGAAGTGTTGGGTTGTTACGGTTATGCCAGAAGGACTACCAGAATATACGCCAGTACCACCAGACCAAGAAATACCTGTTTGTGCTTCTACCCAATTTGATGGGCCGTTATAGTATGCTGATTCACCATTTACTAATAATGGTATTTCATAATCATAACCAACACCATTATCCCAAGGTTGTTGTATCTTAAATAAGATAAGGTCAAATGATGATGTTCTACGTTTACCAGCAACTGATGTATTAAGCAATTCAGTATCAAACGAACCAGTATTGGTCATTCTAAGCGTATGTCTTAGCTTAGTTAAGTCAGTATAAGTGCCACCAGTATATAATGCTTTTAATCTTGTTTCATCAAAATGAAACAAAAATCGGCTATATGTTTGTTCACCTATAGAACCACCATAAAATAATTCAGTTACTGGGTTTAGACCAGTATTAACATTTCTATTACTAACGATAGTATTATTCTTATCAAAAAAGGTTCTAATAACCATAATTTCTTTTATATATAAATATCAAAAAAATTAGTTTATTCTAATATTTTTTGATAGCATCGATTGTTCTAATTGGTTTGCTTTAGATTTGAATACAGCTAGCGCTTGTTTATTACCTGATACGGTTAAATCCGTTGCTGGATTACCATTACCATTATGTACGTGTAGAAACAAAGCATCTTTTAACAATAATAAATATTCTAATAGAACATCACCAAATGGTAGTTGATGGGCCGTTTGATTGATTAGGTCTTGTTCTTCATCACTAATTAAATTATCTTGATTAGTTAAATTAAACCGTGGACTACCATCAACATGAGTCAATAAGTTAATCTTATTTGATACAATATTTGTTATTGTACCTTTCTTTTGTTGTGTTTTATCAGAACTCTGTACGGTTATAACATCATTTTTTATTTGAATATATCCTTGAGTTGCGCTATTAAATCTAATTTGATAAGGATTATTAGGCGTTGGCGTTACTGTTTCAAATTTACCAGCTCTTATAATAATTTCGTTATCCTTTTGTGTAATATCGGTATTGTATCTGCCTTGTATCGATACATCTGAAGGATTTGGGAATACACCATTTAACTCAGTTATTTGACTTGGGTTTACGTTAGGTTCAGCTGGACCAAAGGTAAATCCAGCCAGTGCTGAGAACTCATACGGGTCTTTATTTAATAATGGTAGTTGTGAAATGATTGGACCTATATACAATCTATCAGCATGTTGACGATTATTGTTAAATACCATAACAAGCACAACCTCACCAATCTTAGGTTGAACCGATAGGTGCTTGGGTAACAATGGAAAACACCATGGCAAATCCGCTTCTGCGGTACCATCATCACCACCAGTAACGATAGAACCCTTTAGGAACACCTTGATGCGTCCTAAGCCTTTGTTAACCAATGGGCCACCTTCATTTTCTAATGCTTTTACAACACCATACTTTATATTTTGTGTTATACTTGTATTAGCGTATAGGTTACCATTTTCTCTATATGATTTTGATGAACTATTAAGCATTAGTACCTTTTAATCTATTTAATATTATTTGATTTGCACGTTCGAATCTAGCTTCCAATTCAAAAAGCCTATCTAAGTCTTTCAACATAGTTAGCTTTAATGCCTCATGGTCAGCCTCGATTTGTTTTATTTCTAATAAAATGTCATTATTTGATTTTGATTCTAAATCATTCATTGTTTATAAATTTAACGTATAATACCGTCACCGATACCCATTGTTATTGTTACGCCTTGTGATACTACTGGTCCTAATGGACTAGCACCAACGGTAGTTACAGCAATCCCAGGCGGTATAACTACATCTACCTTAGCATCGTTAAGTATTGCGTTGATAATTTCTTGTACCCTGATTAACTCCATAGCTTCTTCTACATTTGGCCCATCTGCAAACACATCACCAACAACTCTACCAGAATTAGATTGCTTGCTAATTATATTGGCCGCTATTGTCTGTGGTGAGAGTCCAGTTCTCAATTTAGCACCTACCATGACTAATGGTGGTGGTAGTGGTTCTACTGGTGTGTCTGGTATCTTAAACGCACTTAATATTACATTTAGCAATCCGTTAACCGATGAAATGTTAAATCCTGAACTTGGTATTGGTTTTTCTTCTGCCATTATAATAAGTTATCAATTAAGTTTTTTATTGTATCTGCTGGTATACCAACAAGACTCTGTAATTGAGCCAATTTAAGTACAGCTTTTTCTTTTTGTTTTCTAGCCATTGCTTTAGCCACTAATACGCTAATTTCTTTTAGAGCAATTGCCAATAATACCTTGATTATTTCCCCACCAATAACCTTCATAATTCGGGTCATTAAATTTTTATTTTTCTTGATAAAATCAACACCATCTGTAAACGTTGCACTTGGCCCATATACTATCTTATAGTTAAGTATAAATACCATAATTACCTTTGGTGATAGAACAATATTCACAACTGATTTGATTAGGGTTTCTATTATTCTTTGAATAAAATTTAATTTACCAGAATTCTTGTCAGTTTCATCTGAAACATTACCTACACTAGACGTAGCCATATTATTAAGGCCAGTTTTAATGACATCCTTCTTTTCTATCGTTGTTTGAACCGCAAGAATATTTTGTGTAAAATTAGTTAGGTCACCAATTGGTACACTAGATGGGATTGTTGTTGAGTTCTTTAGTTCCGTCACACCCTTTTTAAGGTCTGCCGCTGTATTTTGTTGCTTATATGTTTCCTCTTTGGTAAATGAAAATGCTGAATCTGGTAAAGAACCAACATTAACGTTATTAACCATCTTATCAACGATATCGTTTATCTTAACTTCATTCTCAAGTTGTTTCAATGATTTACCAATAAAGCTAGATACTGAACCGTATATGATATCCATTATCTTATTTATAATATTTTCACTATTAAATAATACTAGGCTATCTATAAAGTCATTGTTAAGGTCCGTTAGAGTCTTAGTATCATATGGTAGTGCTGCACTAATAGTTAGGGAATTATTAGGTCTATTAATGGTTCCAACCGCATCAAATCGTATGCTTAGGATATCTTTCCAAGTATATACACGACCCTCATCTTGAATGACACCGTATAAGAATGTATTAAAATCGGTGCTAGCGGTTAATGGTGTTGTAATGTCATTATATATCAACTTACCAGCTACCGAATTTGGGTCAGTACGTAATATATTTGCAAAGTCTACCTTTTTTAATTCAATAACTAGGTTATTTGTAGTTGATGACATAGCTGTTGATTTGACCCATGATGGTAAGCTTGGGTCAACACCACAACTAACAATGGTCTTAAGTTCTAACTTTAGTGCTTTTTTAACCTCACGCTCAACCTTTGGTAAAGAATGGGTTATAATATCAACAACAGCCTCTACCAAGGCTTCAAAACCAATCAACGATTTGATTAAATCCGTTAAGAATGTAATGGCATCACCACTATTATTAATGGATGAAAACGATGAGCTTAAATTAAGCTTTGGCATACCTTGGGTTAGCGTTTTTATCGCAGCGATATTACCAAATACTTTTTTCTTTTTCTCAACTATGCTCATTATTAATCCATATCAAAAGAATCGTCATTATTTTCTTTACCCTTCTTTAACATTTCCCTTAAGGAATTAAAGTCAGAAAGTGAAGGTGCACCTTGATTTCGTTCAGATATAACTGAATCCACATCACCACGATTTTTAATTATATCGCTTTGTAATTTTGCGATTTCTAATTTTATTCGTATCGCAGAATCCTTAACCTTTAATAGGCCAGCCTTTTCTTTGGCAACCTTTGTCAGGTCATCAATATCTGTAGCTATTGCGCTTACCGTTAATTCATTTATCGTGCGTTGAGCATCGTTTATTTGCAAGCAAGCATCATTGTATGTTTCTTGCATTAAACCAGATAGTGAATCATCACTATTGATTTTTATATCTTGTTTTTGTTTACGTGGCATCGATTTGTCTTTATTATAAATATCTTAAACCTACGTTTTATTTGGAATCTATAAAATATGATTCTTTAACAGGTCATAGAGTTGTTTATATCGCTTCATAGCTATCCTAATATCCTTTGTTGATAGGTTGGTATAGTTACGCATCGTTTCCAATACTGAGTTCTTATTATATTTAGAACCGCTATCTTCACCATCAAATATTATTTCCCAATGTTCTAATATTTCAATTAATGCATGACCAACCTTACGTTCATTTTCATTAAGTCTTTTCTTAGCTGGTAAATTTTCATTCTCAAGTTCTTCTTGAATGCCAACGACAACTTTTTTAATGAATTCATCCATTAAAAAATGGTCAGTATCAATAACATAGGTTAGTTCACTACGTTCTGCTAAATCTTCTGAAATATCATCATACGATGCGGTATGTTTTAGGTATTTATCATCCTTGATTAATAAACCTATAATATAACGCTTACAAATTGTACCAAAATACGAATAAGCTTTTTTACCCCGACCACTTTCGAACTTATGTACCTTTGTTGCTAGAAAAGAAACGGTATCACTATGTAATTCCTCAAAACTAATATCCTTTCTATATAACTTGTACTTTCTAATTATTGATTCGACCATTTTATCAAATGGCCCTTTAAGCCATTTATTAAAAATCTGATTCCTTTCTGTTTCGTTTGTTGATTCTAAAAATCTAATAACTGCTTCTTCTTCTTCTGGACCAAAATACATGTCATTTTTTCTTTTGCGTCCTCTTTTAATCATTATACAGTTTCTTGTACTTTTGTTATCACTCTATCTTTAACAAAGAAATATTCTTTTTTAGCTTGAGCCAACCACCATTTTGCATCTAATGGAGATAGAGTATTTTTATAATTAGAAAATAATGAATTAGGTCTTAAGTTAACATGTTTGTAACCAAATTTAGGTATAACCATTGTCTTAAGAGATAAGAACGTCATACGAAGCAAGAATTCATAAATGAATGTTAGCGGTATATTGCTTTTGAAACCGCCAAATTCTTCATATGTTGATTTTTTCATTACAAATCCATCAACGTTAAAGTTTTGGTACATTAACAAAGCGTTATTATCTAAGATACCTAACTCATCTGAAAAGTTTTGCGCCCATACAGCTTCGTTTGTAAAGCCGTTAAATTGATTGTTTTGGTCCACGTCTACAACGATTGGCATAAAGATGGCAACATCTGGATATGCTGTACGATATTCCACAACATTCTTAAGCCATATCTTAGCTAATTCATCATCATATTCCAATAGACTAACCCATTCTGATTTAGCTACCTTAACACCATAATTAAATTGTGTTGCAAAATCTGTAGCACCTTCATTTTCAGCAATTACTACTGATGTAGCTAAATCGCCAAAGTCATAATCTTTAATATATGATGCTGCATCACTTCCCTTCGGAACTACAATAATTAGTTCTGATGGTCTTACTACTTGCTCTTTAACGCTAGTAATTGCATTTGTTAATGTTACCTTTGTTGTTTCATCCAATTCGTGAACTGGAATTATTATTGATATATTAGACATTTTGTATATTTTATTGTATTATTTTTATGCATTTTTTGTTGTTTCTTCAGCAATTTCTACCAATTGTGATGCTAAGCTATCCACAATTTGAGTCATTTCTGATACTCTATTATCAACTAGTGTTTGGTAAACCAACGCAAGCTTTTCTTTTTGCATCTCAGTAGTGTATTGACCCTTAGAGCTTTCTATACTATTAAGTAGGTCACTAGGAATTGAATCCTCAAACCATAGCTTCATATAAGTTGCAATTAATTCTGGAAGATTAATTGTTGTGTTGGTCCAAACGCCATTATTTTTGATAACTGGTTGACCATCACCGTCAGTTCCTTCCATCCATTCTGGAACCATATTAGGTATCTTACCGATTACTGGTGTATTTGATTCCATTGCTTCCAATGGGAATGTGCCGAAGCCAGCTTCGTCATCAACCCATACCGCTAGACAAGATTTGCTTAATTGCTCAGCAAATTGTTTTTTAGGTAAGCCTCTAAGTTCTTTAAATGTAACCCATTTGTAAATTGGATATTCTAAGTAAAATGCCTTAACAATCTTAGCCGCATCATTTTGGTTTCTAGATAGAATTGATACGATAGGTTGCTTAGGCTTGACATTAGGTTTAAAGTAGTCTGCAATCGACACAGGTACGATATGTGTCCTAATTGATGGGAATAGTGTAGTTAGGTATCTAGCTTGCTTTACACTTGTTGTAATAACGTCATAGAAACCGTAGTCCACATTCCATCTTTTACCCAGTGGTAATAATTCCAACAAATAATTGTAGCTTTGTGATAAAACCACTTTCTTACATGGGAAGGCTTTAATCTGGTCCATGATATTAGCAAAGATTTCTGGTATAACAATAATATCAGCTGGGCCAATATTAAGTTCTTGTTTTTCGATTGATGCGTGAGGTAGCATAGCGTATTCCTCACCCAACCATTCTTTAATACCATAACTATTTTCGTCACCGACTAACTTGTAGTCATTTTTCTCATGCAAAATCACAGCCTTATAACCTAATTCGTTTAACATTTTTACATGTTCATAAATATTAGCAATACCAGCTGTTGGATTACCCTTTGTATCTAAGGTAAAGTAATAGATTGTAAAATCCTTATTACCTAGTTTTTCAATTACATTTTTACCTTGTTGTAATTGGTCTTCAAATTGTTTTTTGTTTGATTGCATTGTATTAAAGTTCTTTTTCTTTTAAAATATTATAATGGTATAGGGTATTAAATGCTAATTGATAAGCTAGTGGTTTTTTTGATAAAGCCCTATCTGCACCTAGGTCAGTTTCTTCTTCTTCATAAATCCCATCTAATAAGGTCTCAATCATCATCCGTATAAACTCATATTTTGTTATATCTACTTCTGTAACCTTTGGGGTTTTGGTTTCAATTACATCATAATAATGAACATCACCACCATTATAGTGTTTTGTTTTGGTCTTAGTTGTAACACGGTATTCTTCACCGTTTGGGTTAATCGTTGTAAATTTAGATAATTCATCTAAATCAAGATAGTAGATAATTCCACCGAAATCTATCATATTAGTTAATTTCTTCGTAAGTTGTTGTTATTATTTTTGTTAGGATTTTATCCCTAAGTTCTTCATCATTGATAAAATCTAAGATTGATTCTATCTCGTAGTCAGCATTAGCATCAGTGTTATACGGTGTTTTAACCTTAACACTTATCTTACCATCTGGCTTAGCTGCTAGGCTTTTTGGGTTGGCCGTAATTAATACATCAGTATAATTCCATTCATCTTCATGTTTTTTAACAAATGAAATATTTGATGCACGGCAACCAGTCTTAGACAAGAAAAATAATGTTGCTGGAATGGCTTTATTAACTTCACGACTGACCAATGATATTTGATGGTCACCATCGTCTTCTATATCCATTAAAAATTGATTGAACTCATTCATTAATCCATTATATGTTTGGTCAGCATGACCAAAAATTTCTAATGGTGCCTCTAGATATAGGAAGCTATTTAGTCTATCAATAGACTCAAATTTAAAAGTATCTAATAAGTCAAAACTAGTTACATCGTTTGCTTTAATATCAATTTGACTTATATACTTATCATAGGTATAAATAAATTGACTGATAAAGTCCCTTAATACCTCATTTAGTGATATATTTATTTTCATATTCCAAACTTAATAAAGGAATATGATAAGTAAAGTAAAAGATTGTATTTTATCTAAAAAAATCTAAGCCACGAACAAAAAAAGAATCTTTATTTGATTTTGGGGTATTTTCTACCTTTGGCTTGTTGATTGGTTTAACGTTATCCGACTCATCAAATATATCAATAAAATAACTAGTTAATCTATGTCTAACTATATCGGCATCGCTAAATTCTACAACACCAACACCATCAATGGGTTTAAGTTGAACCCTTTTAGATAATCGCTCTAATGAGCTTTCGTTCTTATTTCGAATATCTATTTGACCGCTATCACCTAATATGATAATCTTGGTATTATCACCAAACCTAGTTAGGAACGTCTTAGCGTTATCATGGCTTATGTTTTGGAACTCATCTACTAGAATTATCGCATTGCTAAATGACCTACCTCTAATGGCCCCAAATACCTCAAATTTAATGTACCCAGCATCGATAAGCTTGGTGGTTAATTCTTCACCTATTAGCTTATAAAATGCATCAAGGTAAGACATCATATGGAATTTCATTTTTTCTACCGCATCACCTGGTAGTGTACCGATGTCTTCATTCTTTAATTGTGTTATTGATTTGACCAACTTTATTTCACGATACGTGTCTGAGTTGTTTTTTAATAATAATAATGCTTCAAAAACGCTGATGTATGTCTTACCAGTACCAGCGGAACCTGTACATACGGTAACATCATTTTCTTTAATCGATAAGGAGAGCTTTTTTTGTGTTTCGTTTTTATGCTTGATATCTAACTTTATCAATGATATAATATCCACATTTTTATCAGTACTTACTTTGGTCCTAGTTCTTTTAGGTGTTTCAGTGGTTGATGTAGTACGCCTAGCGACTGGTTTTTTTTGCATAAATTGTTTAATAATAAATATCGCATTATTTTATAATAGTCATGAGTCTAGTTTGTTAATAGTTTTTTAATTTTAAAATAAATTAAAGTGCTCATTCCAATAGTTATACGTTTTATAGTCATTAGGTGTACCCCAACAAATGTAGTGTTTTACCTCAAAAACTTTAACTTTTAAACCAGCTTTTATATTTTGGTTTAAAACATCATCAACATAAAATTCACCGTTTGTTCTAACATTTTCCATTAGATTAGCGTTAAAACCATCAATAAAATATTTACCCTTTCTAAAAAACATAGTACCAATTATTGCGTGGGTAGTTAATGGGTTATCATATATAAAATTCTTACACGATACATGTTTTATAATTCCTTCGTCATCAACATCTAACCAAGCATACGCATTTGGATTTACTTTACTAGCTTGATTATTTCTAAATGACCAAACAATTACATCAATGCTGTCATCTTCAATTAGTTTTAAATATTCTTTAGTATCATAATATACACCATTATCACAGGCTGAAATCATTATTGGATTTTCTAGGTTAACATTATGTGTTTTTATACCTATATCACATGTACAAGCTTGACCTTCAGTTGTCTCTTTTATTGAGACAATATTAGTGTTTTTGTAGGTATCGATTAGTATGGTATCAATACTAAATTTTTTTATGTGTTCATCTAAACAAATAAAAATACTTTTTTCTGACTTCGGCAAACAATTAACCGCTTGAATAATCATTGGTTTACCCATGACATCTAACATTGGTTTAGGTAGTTCGTAACCATCTTCATTAAACCTACTACCCTTACCAGCCATTGGTAGTATAAGTGTTGTATTTGCTGGATTTTCTATTTTTGGTTGTTCATTTTTAACACTTATGAAATAATCTAACCATGTATTATAGTTTTCCAAATCATATGGTGTACCCCATTGTAACATCTTATCTATTAAAAATGTTGTAACTAGTTTATTATCGTTTATTAATAATTTATAAACTAAACTAATATAATATTCTCCATTAATATTAATATTTTTATCAATTAATTCTTTAAAGTATTTTTTAACAATTTTACCATTTTTAAAGTAGTAAGTACCATTTGACGCACGTTCACTCATTTTATCGTTTGTAAATGGTTTCTTTTCTTGAATATCCAACGCTCGATTACCATCACACTTAACAAAAGCATAATTATCATTACCTAACATATGCGGATGAAATCCAGTGTAACATGGTATTGCGCCATCTGAATTATTTTCTCTAGTTTCCTTTAGGAATTTTTTATAATCCCATTCGGTACCATAATCACAATAGCTAAAAATAATTTCTTTATCATCATCTATTTTATCAAAAATCTGGGTAACAGCATCCACTGGCCCACGTCTATTTGCATTTGGGACTGGATATATTTTACAATTAGGTGAAATACGTTTAAGTATCTCAATCATGTTGGTATCTATTAAGTGTACTTCGTTACATATGAAAATTACATCGTCTGGTCTATCGAATAGATTAACAACGTGCTCTATTATTGGTATACCATCAACTTCAATTAAGGGCTTTGGTACATCGTACCCAGCATCTATAAAACGTTTACCAATTCCAGACATTGGAATTATTAATTGTGGTTTTTTCATTATTAAAAATTTATAAAGGAATTCAAATCATCCAAGGATATTTTGTTATCTATTAAAACACCGTTAATTTCTCTACCGTAAAAATTATATTTGTTATCTAATAATTTAGTAAAATGTGGTATTATTGAACCACCGTAACCACCGTTTAATATTATAAAATTCTTATCATCTGTTTTAACACAATGTTTATGAATATTAACATTGAATGGGGATAAATACGATATTATAATATTTTTAGCATTATTTACAAGATATATTTTATATTCTAAATCATCTCTAATATTATCTAAATTAAAAATATTTTTTTCTTTTAAAATATTAGAAAAATTATTTGTGATATTAAAGGTATCAACAGTTGATGTGTTAGTTGGGTGAACAGTTTTTATTAAACATATATTATCATATGTTGGTTTATCTATTATTTTATTACATATTTTTTTTATGTAATTATCATGTATAAAACTTAATGCGTCATTTTGAATCCAATGATATTGTCTAACGCAGTTAAATTTTTTAAATTTATAATTTTTATGTGGTTCTAAATAAAAATATTCAAGATTAAAATATTCTTTAAGTGAATTAATAGTTTGATTATAATAATAATTATCTGTTTTCAAGACTAATAATTTACATGTCAACCCACTTTTTACATAAGAATATAATAAGTTGTATGTATCGTCTAGATTATGTACTGGTGCGTATGGAAAACAATCAAAAAACTGAAAAACTTCTTCATCAACCATCTCAAATATAGATGAATTTTGTATATTATTGTAAATTTTATTTATTTCATTATGCCCATATGTCCAATTATTATTTACTAATGTGAAATAAGACAACATTTTATGTGTTATATTTATTATTTGATTACCACAAACACCTATTTGATGAACTGTAAAAGATTGTGGTCCTTCTGGTTCAATTCTAAATTTAACATCATTAAATGACTTAACCTCACTTTTAGATTTATAGTCATCATATATTGTTATATTTGGAACCAATGTCAACATTGGTTCTGAGTGTAAATTAAATTCACCATTAAAATATTTATCTAATCGACTTTTAAATATAATATTATCTATTATCATTATTTTTTTGAATTAACACACATTATATTACAAAAAGACCAATGGTCTGAAAAATCATTTATCGGTACTAACCCATCGTCACTTAAATACGAAAAATCAGTAAAACCAAACCCTTTTAAATAATTAATTAACTCAAGCATTGTACAATCAGCATCAGCTGTTCCAGAACCATATTCAAATTGAATATAGTCTACTATTTTTAATTTATCACCAAAACCTTTTAATACTTTTAATTCATATCCTTCAACATCTAATTTAAGAAAACTTATTTTAGTAATGTTATTATTATTCACATATTCATCAGCTCTTTTCACTAAGACATCAATACCAGAATAATAACTAGGTGTTCTACTAAACTTTTCACTCCTATTTATTAATGAACCATGATTATCATAATATTTAAGAGTTTCTTCTATATCACTTAACCCAAAATAATTAAATTTTGGGTTTATATTTTTATTTTCTTTTAATTTTAAATTATCTAAATTACGTTTTAAAGGTTCAAAATAATGAATCTCTATTTTATCATTAAGAAATATTGAATCATCACTAGCACCAACATCGAATATCAATGTACAATTTTGTTTAATTGAGTTGAAGAATCTTCTTTCTCCATTTGTTTCTGGGTTTGTATTATTAAACATATTTATTTTTTATTTTAATTTGTATTTTAATAGTGTTATGTAATCAGTACATACAGCATAAATTATTTTACCATTATAGTTTTTAATATCGTTGGCATTAAGAAGAGGTATTATACACCTATCACATAAATTCATATTTAAATCATGGACCCAAACATATTTATTACTAGTTAAAACAAATGGGTCTGAAGTATGACAAAAGAATTTATAGCCATCCCCTAAGACACTAATTTTAGTGGCTGCTTCTAGATTTTTACAATGAAACCATAATTTATCTTTACGAGATGCAATCCACCTTTCACTAATTTCATAATCTGGTGTGTCATGACCTAGATAAAATTTACCGTTTGTAAAATTTATATCCACTTCAACCTCATATCCAGCAGATATTGCAGTATCAATATATGACGGTGAATTTTCTCTAATCGGATTAGGGCCGATAATATTACCTCTATGTGATATTAATTTCATATTTCTTCTATTCTAAGTGTTTTATCATCAATAAATAAATCATAATAAGGTTTAGTAACATTTAATTCATGATGCTTAGCACCCCATTCATTTAATTGTTTCTTAGTTAAATCATACCAGTTAATTTGTGTTCGGCTACCACGAGCAGTCCAATAAACAATAGTATGACCTTCATCATATAATTTATTTATTTTATCAATATTAACTTGTATTGGTTTTGCATTATTATAATTTCTTGGTTCTGGTGTTTCACAGATTGTTTCATCTATATCAACGTATATTATCCTCATTTTAATAAATCTTGTCTATATTTTTCATTATTATCTTCTAATAATTCTTTAATCGCATCACTACTTAAATAGTTAACCTCCCCTAGTGTCTTAGCTCCAATAAATATCTCAGCGGCTTTATCGCAAATATCGGTTGACATTACACATTCATCTATTGTTTTACCACAAGTAATAATACCATGGTTTTTAAGTAAAATGAGTTTGGGGAAACAATTTTCAGTATTAATGTATAAATCAACTTCTTTCATAATCAAATTAGTTAAGTTTTTTCCTGGATTTGCATACGGTACTAAACATGATTTGGCACCATTGAAAATTACTTGGTCTGGGAATAATCTATTTGACGAGAAAAGGTTACAAACCTCAGTTGATAAAATTTTAACAGTGTTTGTTGGGTGTGTATGTGATACAAAATTAATATCATTAAAACTCAATAAATATTTGTGAAAATTTAACTCCATACTACCTTTCTTTCTTAAGTTGGAGATTTGAACACCATTTAAATTATAATGAACTAAGTCGTTTAAACTTAAATTAGCTAACTTAGAACCACTGGCTTTAATTATTAAACCATCTTCAGTTTTCATTGAAATATTGCCTTCCATACCAACACAGTATTTTGACACTTGTTTGGCTAAAATTAATAATTGCTCCATTAGAATCCTTTCTTAAGCATAAAGGCTGTTGGGGCGACCCAGTTAGTTGATTTAAGGTTGTATTCAATACCCATTTCTTTTAAGAAACGCTCAACACCAGCACTTTCGCTAAATTTATGGTATTCATACTCATCAAAAAGTATATAACCACCAGGAAGTATTCTATCCCAAAGGTATTTTAATGAATAATATGTGGGCCTATCTAAATCAACGTCAATATATAATAAAGATATTCTAAAGCCTAAGTTTTCCTCTAAAAATTTAGGTATCGTATCTTGAACATCTCCTTTAATTAATTTAAATTTATCGGTAGTAATTTTGGTTTTAATTATTTGGTTAGTAACAGCTTCTAGCGTTAAGTCTTTTGAGTCAACTCTATCATAAACAATAGTCATATTGTCTTTATCTAAATCACCATCTTTATTAAGAATTTCCTTAGCCTCAAACGTATCGAAAATATCAAAACCAACAACCTTTTTATTCGAATTTGGGCAGTAAATCTCAATAAATTTCATAAAACTAGCCACCCCAGAACCCTTAAATACACCAATTTCTACTATATCACCTGGTAAATCTTTTATTTTTAAAAAGTATTCAAATCTATGTAAAAGTTTACCAGTTAATTTTATATCCTCCGAAAAAATAAAGTTATTAAACTTGTCATAAGTATTTTGACTAATTTCGTTTAATTTATTTTCGTTGCTTATTTGTTTAAGTTTATCCATAATTTTTATTAAAAAAATAATATTTTTTTATTGATTAGTAAACCCTAATTGAAAAATAAAAAATAATATATAATCATAAAAGGTACCAGTGATAGGTATTTCTACACTACTAAAAAAATTAATATTTTCATAATCTAAAAAAATAAATTTAGTAAATTTGTCATTAAAACTAGTAGTAAATAAGATACTTTTAGTTTTAAGAATTTCTTGTATTTTCTCAGTATTAAAAACATTACTAATTGAGATTTCTAAACTTATTTTTGGATTAGCATCGAGGTCATTAAAGTTAACTTCTTCCACCGTAAAAAATCTTATTATTAAATCAGAGGCATCTTTTTGTGGCTCTATATATTGGATAAAATCAGCTGACCTTTTTTCAATACTTTCTAATACTTTTTCAACTGTATATCCACGTTCTTTAACATCACGGATTATTTTCCATTTTTTTTTCAAATTATCATCGGTATCCATATAGATTTTCAAATCAAATAATTCATGCTTACCGTATAAACTATGTAGGCCACAAACAATTAAATTATTAGCTGGGTTTATTAATTGTTTATCTGTAAATTTACCATTATTATGATTATAATCCACTTGGAATATTTCATTTCCAACTTTAAGGTTAAAAATATCCTCATTCATCTTAGTTATGTAGTTAGCTCTTGGGTTTAAATGCGTTATAGTATCCCAATTCCTATTTGTTCGTTCCCATTTATGGTATCTATCACATTCTAATTTGAATGAATCGGTAAATGTATCTTTTAATAAATTGCTTAGTGTTGATTTTCCAGAACCAGAATCACCACAAATAGCAAAAACATTACATTTAGAGAGTAAAAAACTATATTCAATATCGATTAATTTATAGTTAATATTAAATAGATTAAGATATTTGTATAATAATGTCTCAGAAACCACCCCATGGTTAGCCATTAATTTACTTAAATTTTTATATATATTAAAATAGTTATCCATACTAACTGAATCACCAAAAGCCAATGCATCGCAAAGATATTTATCAGTTGGTTTGGTTAAGCGTATCTTGTCAATCTTACTATCTTTAGGTATAAAAACAACACCTTTAGCAAACTCATAAAAAATATTTTCAGTTTTTATTGAAAGGTCTGGCCTGTATCTAATAACCAAGTCATATTTTTCATCTTTATACTCTTCAGTAAGCTTCTTTAAGCTATTCAATTTATATAACTTACTCCAATGATTTATTAAATTGTTCATTAATTTATCATCAGTGTAGTGTATATTTTTTTCAATAATTGTAGATATAGGATTTAAATCTGAAGTAATACGTTTAATATCTGAATCATCTATTTGATTAAAATATTTATCCTCTGAGTTTTCACTGTTTGTTATATGTAAATACACATCGACATCTTTGTATTTGTCAATAATTTCTTTTTTAATGAAGTTTATATTCTCACTATAACTTCTTAAATATCCAGCTATAAGTAATGCAACTTTCATATTTTTATATTATTAATTGTTTTTATATTATTATCTTTTAAATTAGTTAAAATTAAACTTAAAACACCATCACCAAAAATTTTATTATAATAATAATCATAATTATTCATAACTTCTAGTGTTTTATTGGCAATTTCATCATAATTAACCCAAATGATATAATCACTGTATTTGATAGTTTCTTTTAATGGTACGTCTTCACTAATAATGATAACACCATTTAATAATGCTGGTAATACCCTAAGTTCTTCAAAGGTATGATGATGGTCTGTTTGGTGGACATTTACCAGAATTCTACAACTATCATATAAATCCAATATACATTGACTACTAAAGCAAGACTCGATTGTTTTATTTGGAATATTTAATTTAACCATATCAGCTAAAATATTACCTCTACGTTGACTACCGTTTTTAGAAAAAAGTGTTACAATATCAGTTTTATTTAAGTTAGAAAAATTAATATCATAAAGTATAGGGGCAATATAAATATTTTTGGTGTAGTAATCATTAAATTTTTTATTAGATAAAATATTAAACATATTAGGTAAACTATATTCTATTACAATATCTAACGAATTTAAATAATCATATTTATCAATTCTAACTAAATAATTACCGTCTTTATGTTTTACCTGACCGTATATTCGTTCACCTATAGAGCGACCACCATCTTTAACTAATGTATGTTCACATTGAACATCTATTTTTATTATTTTATTATTATTTCCAAAATTAAAGTTATAATTACCTATTACTAAATTTAAAGCTTTATCTTGTGAGTGTAACCATCCCTTAAATAGATTAACAATATACATATAATACTCGTTTATATGTATATCATGATTAATATTATAACCTATTTTACCTATATTTATATTTTCAATAATCATTTATCTATAGTTCGTTCATTTTTTTGTTGTACAACTTTAATAAAGTATGAATTAATTTCATTCCTTGGTGTGACATTCCAACAATCGTATTTTTTAATTAATTCACCGATATCACCATCAATATCAATTGTTGGGTGACCATCATTTAATTCTAATAAAATTCTGCCTAGATAACGTTCAGAACCCTCACTTTGATGTCTGGTAGTTATTACTATTTTGGTTAAATATTCATATAATTTATTAACAACTTTTTTACTTGTGATGAAACTATTACACCAACAAAGTTTACTCTCGTCTAATTTATTAAACAATCCAATATTTTTTAAAATTGGTTCACAAACGTCCATTTTGGCCCAATCATTTTTCCAACTATTTATTTGACATGCATTTATGTTATGGTCAAATAAATTATTAAAATTGTATTTATTTTTTAATATAAAATTATCTTGTGTGAATACATAATAATCGAATAAATGTATTAAATTATTATCAATCATATATTTTATACCTACCTGATACGCACCTAATTCAAACTTACAATCAATATTATTATCTAATAATACGATGTTGTTATTATTTGGTAAGGTATCAAATATCTCACTTTTAAACGTTGAATTGTTGTCAACAACAACAATAAAGGCGTTATTATACAAATTAAAAATTTGTTCTATATAATATTTTAAATGTGATTCATAACCCCTAAAATATTTGTGCGCTATTATAAATGAAACCCTATAATTCTCTAATGTATCCATTTATTTGAATCTTTTAAATTATAATTATTTACGATGTTAATGTAATCTTCACTAATAGGTACGTATGACTGGTTATACTCCGTTGTAAATGTGTTAGTTAGTCTTAGTAACTTACCACTATGACTTATATGTAAAAATTTAAAAATATCCAAACAAATAAAATAACCGCACTCTATTGCGTTTTTAGAATATAATTTATAAACATCAAAACATTTACAATAATTTTGTACATCTATACCCTCAATTGTTCTATACGTTTTTTCTGAATATGTGTTTAATAATTGTAGTAATGATTTACGCTTCCAGATTGATGGATTGACGTTATATATAAAGTCTTTTGGGTCTTCTTGTTTAACAAGGTAAATACCCTCACCAATTTCATTAGTGTTAATAACGCACCATAAGGCTGGTGAGACATCTTTAGACACTTCTATGACGTTTGATACGTTTAGATTGTGCGATTGCTTTAAATCGACTCTATCAACGTTTTTTGATTTCATAAATTCATAAAAACTTTTTAATATTTCACCATCCACATTTAATACAATATCAATATCGTGAATTAATAAAAAATATTCGTCATCTATTTGGGTTAAACAATCTAATAATCGTTTAGCGTATTGAAAACTATCGTCATAGAAAATAACCCTATTATATTTATTATATAAATTATCTAATGATAAATTATTAGAATTAATAAAAAGGGTCAAATTACCATGACCACTTAAATAATCGGTTTGAATATTTAAAATATCCAAATAAGATGTGTGACTATAAACTATATAATTAATATTTGTCATAAAAATTTTTCTTTAAATTTACCTATATCAAATGTCCATGGGGAATTTAACCCATTATCTAACTTAATACAATCTTTTGTTTTGACTATAATAGTTTGATACTCAGTTTCACTATTCCATCCAGCAATCGAAACATTATTATAAGCTAATTTAACTGAATCATCATAAACATTAATTATTTCCCCAATTATTGAACCGTATTTAACTCGCATAAATGATTTGAAGTCAGTCGTCTCAGTATGTTTAACATCGTCAAATAAAAATAAATTTACATTATTTAATGAAAATGTAAATCGTTCATTTACATTAAAAAATTCTGGTGAAATTATAGCGATTAATTCACATTGTTTCTTTGAAAATAAAACATTACATAGACCACCACCAATTGGGCCTATTATTTTCTCAGCATTTGAGAATAGATGTATTTTTTCTAACATTGTTAGTGACTCTGGAAATACTTCAGTATAATCATTTTTAACTAATAGGTCGACTAATTCATTTTCTATATCAAGCTTACGTCTGTTAGTGTAATTAGTACCCATGTTAGATGTATCGCCATGTATCCAGCTTCGTCTAGAAACGTATATTTTTTTTGGTGTGTTATAATCTAAATTAACTTTAGAAACCATTAAATTATATAAATCATATATTTCTTTTCTAGGTGGAAGATTTGAATCGATTCCGTGAGTGTATGATGAAGAAATATAAACAGTATCATATAAAATATTATTATTAACAAAAATAAAATCCGTTTCACTAATACCTAAAATATTTAATGTGTCACTCACAAATCGATAGAATTGTCGCATGGAGGAATTTGGATAATTAACCAATAACTTTAAGTTTGGTATTGTTTCTTTAAGTTTAAAATATGATATTAAATACGGTAATGTGTCATAAATAAAATGAAAATAGTTATCAGTATTATAAATAAAAAAAAATACTGGTATATCAATTATTTTTTTATACTCTAAATTATTAATATTAAATGTGTTAGATTTACCAACACCTTTTAATGACATTATATTTTCATTAATAGGGTTATATATATTATTGGTATGTTTTGAATAGAATAAAGGGTTCGGGTATATAAGTGATTCCCCAGTTGGGATTACCTTTGATAATTTGTATATGTTAATATCTCTATTATTATTATCAGGTTCTAATAATTTAATATAAATATCGATATCAACTAGATTTATTATTTTCACTATAGTTTAGATTTATTCTCTAGAAAAAATTGTTCGGTTGGGTATTGATGTAAATCTGGCAACTTTTGGTCCATTGGTGTGTCAAACATACCACGATAATTACTTGACATATTTGGACTATATTTAAAGTTATAAATAAAATCCCTATTAAATTTTGAGTATTTACCAATACCAGCCGTAATATGGTCGTGTCTAATATTTGTCACAATATTAATAACCCCAGTTACTGATATATTAATGATAGGTATTCCAATTTTTAATAGTCGATACGTTATATCACCATCTTCCTCACCAAACCCTAATAATCGCTCATCAAAATAGCCAATTCGGTCCATTAAAGTTTTATTAACGATAAAATGAGAAAATGAATTATTAATTTTGGTTAATCCAAGATAAGCGTCTGAATTAATATGATTTTCAACGGTTTGAAATATGTTTGATTCTAATATTTCAATATCATCATTTAACATTAGTATATTATCATAATATGACATAATCAATAACGAATTCCACATTTTTGACAACCCCCTAGTCTCAATAAAAAATGATGGATATACATTCTCATAACTAGAGCATAACTCAAGTATTTTTTTACGATAATCATCATTAAATATACCATCTTTCTCACCATTAATTGATAAGACAATAGTTTTATTAGTGTGAGACCTAATTTGTTTTATAAGTTTAACAACATAATCATATCTTTTAGAAAACGTAGTTATAGCAATCGTGTAATCATTCATATTAAAAATTCTTTACCAAATGTTATTAATTTTTCATTGTAGTTATCCTGAATAAATTTTAGGTAACCTTTTTCATTTTCCAATCCTTCAAAAATATTTACGTCAATATTAATACCCTCTATTAATCTATTGTCAATTTTTTTTGCATTAAAATTCAAGTTATTAACAACCGAATCATATCTTGAATTAATAAATTCAACACTATGTCCATAATTGACAAATTCATGATGTTTATACCATAACTGTTTTATAGCGTAATATTTAGTGTTAAGTGCTTGTAAATGTATTATACCAAAATCATTGTTGTACATCTTGGGCAAATTAACATTTGGTGTTCTTGGTGTGTGGTATTTAAATTGACTAGTGTCTAAGTTACCCGTTTTATTCAGCGGTAATATAAAACTTCGATAATTATTTATATATTGTGGGTCTGTTCGATATTCAGTTATTGTATTGTTAACACTATTATACCAAAATAAAAACATATCATGTGTATTGTAGATTTTTAAAAAATTAGTAAAGTTATCCACAATTGTTGTTGACAACAATTCGTCACAATCAATAGAAAAAACAATATCAACGTTATTGTCTCTAGAGATATCAATCATTCGTTGTCGATTATGTGATTCGTTAAAAAAGGTTAATTTATCATTTATTACTATATATCTACCCTCACCTAAAATTTCACGTATTAATTTAACCGATTCATCAGTTGAATTATCGTCATAAAATATAAATAAATCTATTGGATATTTTTTCCATATTTCTAATATAACAGGTAGTATATTAGCTTCATTTTTTAACATTGTATTGAATGCCGTCTTCATAAATAAAAATTATTATTTCGCCTATTTTCATAAATTTTTTTATCGTGTACTCCATACTTATTATTTAATGTATGTATGACATCGTGCGTACCATGACCCCAATCTGGATGTTGGTGTTGTATAATTACATCATCAAAGTAAGTTTGTTTACCTAATATATTGGCAACATCCATAAATTCATTATCAGACCATACACTAATATATTCTGGGTTATAAATATAATTAAATCTATCATAGTATTTTTTACCTAAGATACAGAGTGTATTTAGTCGATTGCCTTGGTAACCATCGTTAAACCATAAAACACCATCGGTATCTGGGTAGTGTTCAATCATTTTATTTTTAATTATTACATCAAAATCTTGTATTATTGGAATCATATCATCAGAAGCCAATAATAAAATATCAAAATCAACATCTGTTAAATCAGCATTTACCGCTTCAATCTTTGATTTATTGTTACTATAATGTAACTTAACATTTGGGTATTGACTGACGAAATCTATTATATAAGACTCAGACATTGATGTATCATCTAGGTCACAGCTTACAATTATTTCAGTATCTTTATCATAAAGATGACGCATGTAAGTGTGCAAAGTCTTTAAGAATTTATGTGGTCTATTTCTAGTTGGAAATTTTATTAGTAGTTTCATCGATTCTTGGTTTCTTTATTTTTATATTTATCATCCAGCTCAGTAACCCTAAATTCTTCAAAGATATTTACCCCATTAATGCTTACCTTGCCGATAAATTTAATAACGTAAGAGCCATTAAATTCAACTATCTTGTCAAACTTAAGTATATCATAAGTAAATCTTAAGTAGTTACTAGCACCAATCGTATTATCAGTAACAAATGATACATTTTTTATCTCTAAAAAGTTAATGTGGGTTGGATTAGCTATTGCCTTTGTTACTTCTTTAATGAATAACCCAGAGTTCTTCCTATGGGTATCTGGGTACTTACTAACATAAAATTCTAGTAGTCTATGTTCTTCATCAATTCTTCTAATATTTAATTTGGTTGTGTAATCTTCAATATTAAACTTAGGAAAAAAGTCACGACCAACAAATAATGGTTTTTCTGTTTTATTAATTGCATGGTATTCGGTGTCATTAATTGTACCATGTGACGCAAATTTTTCAACAGCCTCTGGTATTTTATCGTCACTAGTGTTAAGCTCACCAAACATAATCTTAGGGGTATCATATACCAATAAATGTTTACCAAACATTATATCATTAGTATTGTTGGTAATTTCAGAATTATCGACAACCATCTCTAATACATAAGAATCAGCAGTATCTAATTTAATATTATCTAGTTCTTTGCTCACATCTAATTTAACCATTTCAGTTACTGGTAGGCCATCTTCATCATAACCAACTACTTTGGACTTATACCCAGAAACTTGATTCAATATATTATAGGTTCTCCAACGCAAGTTTTGTACTTCTTGGGTAACCTCACCATTGATTAACGAATCAGCTAAGGTACCCTGCGTATTCCTTCTAGTGTAGTGTGTATCATTACTTACTTGGTCAGAACCTTGCGTTATAGTATTCTTCTCTACGTTAGATAATGATATAAATACTGAAGCCACTTTACTCCGTAACCATTCCTTAATGCTACTCATTACAATATTGATTTATATTCTTCTATTATTTCTTTGACTACATTATTGGCATAAAATTTATCTATATCTGTCGGAACATCATGTAATGAACTGCTAAGTATTGTACCAGATGAGTCAACATCATATATCCACCCTTTCTTACCACACATCCAACCTTCAATGGTTGTTCTACCTAATAGTATACCAGCAGTTTCATCACATTCTTGTATATATTTTTCAATACTAGATGTTGGTGGAAAATAACTTACGTGTGGCCCCATATTTAATTCAGATTCCGTAACACCGTTATATTGACCAACCAACCAGAGTTCTTGATTATTATCAGCAGTTTTTTGTATCAAATTATTGATTGAATTCTTACGCAAATAGTCAATCGTACCAACAAATAATACACGTTTTTTATCTCGTTTTTTTACCGATGGTACTGATTTAAACTTAGTGTTATCTATTGGATTGTAAATAACGCTAACAATATCCTCAGTTATACCATATCGCTTAACTATATGGTCCTTAATCTCAGGTCTAATTGCTAGGTATTTCTTTATTTGTGGGGATACTACGGGTTCCTCCAAAGCGATAACCTCAGAATGTATTGTACAAATAGCTGGAACCTCTGGAAATAACCTTAATAGATGCTCGGTTATTGGTTTATGATTTAAATGCATTACATCAAACGTGGTATTACCAATACGATATAATGTATTCTCTTGCGATACAACATCACCATTTTGTGTCTTTAATAACCATTTACCATCACCTAGCTTATAGTTAGGTGGTTCTTGTAGTGAATATAGCTTTATACCAAGTGGCTTTACCATATCTAACATCGGCTTACCTATGTTTGAACATATAGTTACCTCACAACCCTCTTTAACCAATTGCTTAGCCAATTCGTAAACATATAGTTCAGAACCAGTTAGATTGGTAAAATTTAAACAACCAATTAATACCCTTAATTTTTCACCCTTACGTAATACTCTCTTAATTTCTTTTGGTAGGGTTTCTTTAAAAGATTCACTAAATTGTGCTCTATTTTTTTCCCATTCTTCATTTGTCGCACCAATAGACCTGTGATTTATCCGTATTAAGGTCGTAACACCCACCTTAACGCCCTCCAAATGGTTTTCATAACAAAAGGTAAGGTCATAAAAATGGAAGCCTTGTACGTCCTCGTTAAAGGTTTTTTTGATTCTGGATTTATCAATAGCAAAAAATACACCATCAACGATTACCGTTTCTTCAATTTCATGACCCAAGTCATCAGAATAAGATGATAACCAAGTCTTACCCTCATGTGTGTGTGAAACACGCCCGTACATCTTTCTAGGGTTTTCCCACCAAATTCCACTTGATGGTACTTGCTTGGTTCCAGCAACCCCAATTATACCGTATTCTGGATTGTTTTTAAATAGCTTAATAAGCTTGGTACCCCATTGCTTAGTTTCAATACTTAAATCATCGTGACAAAAAACAACGATATCATTCTTGGCTTGTTTTAAGCCACGATTATACGCACTTGTTAGGCTCTCACCATTATTAACTATCTCAATGATTTCAAGATGTTTATCTAGACCACATGTCTTAGCTAAATGAGCCTTGTGTTCTGGATTGGTTTCTCTTGTGCAGTATATTATTGATATCATTATTTCTTAAATCTATTATATGCGTTATTTGTTATTCTATTTAATTTTACTTGACCAATAAAGTAAGATAAATTATCTGAGTTGGTATAGCTCATAGCAGAACTTAGATAATCTTTGAAGTTTCTTGTCCATCCAGCTAAGGTATATTCAACCTTTCTAAATCTAATAACACCTTCTGAAGTTGTCAAGGTTTCCTTGCCCCATTTTTTTTGGACTTCTTTGGTTGACATACCACGGAATTTTTTATATACGGGTATCTTTGAAGCGTAAGCTAACTCAGCTATATGTTGTGACACCTTAATCTTACCCCATAAGTAGTTATCACCACAAGATTCAATAGCCTTATTAAAAAGACTACCAACCATAACATAATCAGCACCTAACGCTAAGGCTTTAATAATATCAGCGTATTTTTGCATACCACCGTCAGCTACTATTAATGCTGGTTTATCTAAGCTCAATGATGCTTCATAACATTCAGATATAAGCGAGGCCATTGGGTAACCAACACCAGTTTGTAATGTGGTCGAACAACCAGCACCATTTCCAATACCACATCTAACATAATCAGCACCAGCATTTGATAATGCAATATACGTTGATGGATTAGCAATATTTCCAGCCATTATAGTCATCGTAGGGTGATGTTTTTTAATCACTTGGATGGTTTCACATAGACTGGTCATATGTCCATTAGCTATATCGATTAGGTATTTACCATTCGTTCTAAGATTAGAATTAAGAAATTCATCATTAAATTCCTTTAATGAATAAGACTCAAAACCATTTGGGTTTTTAAGACCTCTAGGTAAGCAAGTGATTATATCCAAATCATCAAATACCCCCATATTTTCATTATCAATTACAGTATCCATTGGTGCTGTAATCAAGGGTAAATACCCAGCGTCTTGGTATAACCAACAAGCTTTACGACTCTCTATAGATGTTGCACTAGCTGGCTCAATTAATAAGTCATCAAAATCTAATTTTTCCATATATTATTTGTTTTTATTATGATATACCTGTTGAACCAAAGCCACCTGAACCACGTTCAGTGTTTGATGAGATATTATCTCGTTTTAGTAAATTAATAACATTCTTACTAGTTACGGTTGCTAGTACACCTTGTGCGATTCTATCGCCATGATTTATAACGAAATCTTCAGTGGATAGATTAATTAAAATCACCTTAACTTCACCACGATAATCAGCGTCAACGGTACCTGGTGTGTTTAACACTGTTACACCATTCTTAGCGGCTAGACCGCTGCGTGGTCGTATTTGTAACTCAAAGTTATCTGGTAGTTCAAAATACAAACCTGTTGGTATAATGGCTCGATTACCAGCCTTGAGGATGATTGGTGTTTGGGTATTGGCCCTTAAATCAAAACCAGAAGACCCAGAGGTTGCGTATTCTGGGTCTTGGTTATCTGATTCATTCTTAAAACCAACACTTATCTTGTAAGTAGAGGTATCATGTGTAAAATTTTTGCTTGAAAACTCAACGTCAAAATCTTCTTGAGAATATGGATTATTTGGGTCAGCAATCTCTTGGATTCTTAACCTCATTTTTTCGATGGTATCCATTAATTATTTTTTTGAGCGTTTTTGATTGCTAATACATTACCCATCTTAAGTAATTCGCCAACCATTGAGTTATGGTATTCTGACATCTTGTCGTCAGTCTTATCGAAGAATAAAATAGCGGCATATTCTTCATCGGTTAGTGTAATACCATGTGATAATACATAATAAGCACTACGTTCACTAACACGCATAGATGTGATATCCTCATTAAACTCATACATCTTACCTAAGTTTTTACGATGCCATTCAGATTTGCATGGTACATATAGCTTTGCTTTACCAATGCCGTGTAATAAACATACCTTTAATAAAGATGTTTGGTCAACTCTATCTTCTTCTGGTAAGGCATTGTTTATTTTAACAGCATACGATGCAACCCTTAAAAGGTGGTCAACTAGACCACCTTCAAAAGCATTATGATATTCTGTCATTGATGAGGCTGGTGCCTTTATAAAATCTTCACCTAGGAAGGTCATTAGTTCATCGTTCATGAACCCGTTCTTTATCGCTGTATCAAAATATTTCTTTGTGTTAGCGACAATCTTAGTTTGGTCTAATGCCATTTGTATTTTTTTATTATAACTCGTTATATAGTTACAAAGCTACTACAAATTTTTCAAACTAACAAGTCAGATTTAAGATTTATTTTTAAATAAATTACCCATAGGTTTATACCAACTTTTTTTAATTGGTTTAATCTCATTTTTGGTACCAGCAACCCCAATTATAGGTATAAATTTAGACATATATGATAATTCATGTTCCAATTTAAGAATGTTATTTATTTTGGTTTCTAAATCATTGAAGCTTTCAACCTTAGCAGCTTTTATTGCTACGTCTTCAGTTTTAGATGAAGGTGCATAACAACTTCGTGGATGATACCCAAGGTCCCGTTCCTGTTTATACAATTGTTTTAAACCATTTAGTTCTTCCTTGTATATCAATTCCAAAAGACTTGGCGCATTTGGATTTAAGTTTTCATTATGTATGTCAATAATCTCTGGCTCATAAAATTTTGGTGTATAGCTAAATTTTTGAGATTGCATCAATTTACGATGCTTTGTTAATTCTTCATTTATATGTTCATAATAATTATCTGGTCTATTTTTATCTTTATCCATTATAGATAATACTCTAGTGTAATCTACACCAGTAAGAGAATTAAAACCACGTATATATTCCTTTTGTTTTTTGGCTTTAGATGTATTTTCTTTGTACCTAAGATAAGGTTCAATAAAAAATCTACTTTTAATACTTAGATAAAATACATATAGCTTTACCCAAAAATTATTATTTTTAGTTTTCTTTTGCATACTCTAATTCTTTTTTACTTTGCATCTCACTAACCAAGCTTTGATACAGTTCTTTTCTCTGTTTAGTAACGTTATCTATTGAATAAATATCCTTAATCTTAGTAGAAAGGTTATTTTGTAGAATTCCAATCATTTCTGGGTTCTTAACAAGCTTCTTAATGGCATTAAACCAATCACTATGATTCTTGCTCGTATCAATCAAGATACCAGTAGCCTCATCATTAAAAACACCACCATATTCGATAGCATTGGTTAAATCAATTTGATATGGGCCATAGTTTTGGGCAATGATTGCTTTATTATGAAAACCAGCTTCAATTACCTTTAATTGACTCTTACATTTATTAAAAATATGTTCTTCGATTGGTGCTAGTGATATATCAAATAGATTATAATTAGTCGCATATGTTGATATGTGTTTGGTCCAAACTCTACGATATGGTTCATTATGAACATTTGGATATTCCTCTTGAGTAAACTTCATTAGATATTCCTTATACTCTGGACTAACTATTCTATAGTCATCAGTGAAGATACGCTCATATGTATACCAAACACTTTCTTTTGGTGTTATGGGTCTAACGGTTTGTTGTTTCGTAACTGGGTCGATGGTTGTATGTGAACCTCTAGTATCGAAGCCACATAATACAAATTGTATCTTATCGAGTAGACCAGCTGTTTGTAATTTAGATACCAAGCCGTTTAGAATTTCTAAATCATATCTATGACTGGAACCACCTAACCATCCAATACGTATTTTATCTGAAGGTTCCAACTTAGGTGTAAATTGTTCTTCCTTTGGATTAATTGCATTTGGTAGAACAAAAACATTCTTATTCAGTGGCTTTATTTCATCAGCAAATATTGGTGTGGTAGTTGTTACGTTCTCAGCTAATACTATATTAGCTTTAATCATAGCGTCTAGTCCACTTGATTTAATTAGTTCATATGCTGGGTGATGTTTTCCAGGCTCCCAATAATCATCAATATCCATTATCGTAACTATATTTAAAGCCTTTAGCCTAGCCAATAGGGCCTTCATATTTTGATATGGTCCTAGTGTTCTATGATAATGAATTATATCATATTGTTTTAACCAAGCATCATTATCTAATTCTGGTTCATAATCAATATCCACATGAAACTCATCTGGATAGTTATTTTCCAACGCTAAATGTGGGTTTGTACTGCGAAAATGGCTAACGCCAGTTCTGTCACTAGGGACTACTAAGACTCTTAATTTTTTCATTATATTAGTTTAATACCCTAATATAATTAATCCAAAACATTAGTAAATAAAAAAAGGCCAAATTTGGCCTTTTTAATTATATTTTCTTTTTGGTTACTAATTTACCTTCCCTCATGAGCGTAGTAACCGTCTTCTTAATTGTTTGTTCTGTTATATTTTTAAGTAATATTCTCTGTAGAACTTCATTAACTTTTTCTTCTATCATTTCATTCAATCTACCTTCAGAAATTGTAATCATATTACTAGGCTTCTGACCAATACCCTCATTCACTCTTGGTTTTTGTCGTACTGGTTCTGGGTCTAATGAGCCAATATCGTGTAATGAGAATGTATGATTAGGTCCACTTAGTTGTGGTATTGGTTTATTAATCATCGCTTCCTTAATAGCTTGAGGTAAGTTAGAAGCCATTATTTGTTCTTTGGAGTAGCTAGCTGGTTGTGTATTTGTTGGTCTGTAATCTGCTAGCGTAGGTGTTGCATAAACTGGTTCACGCTCATCATTAGGACTATAAATAGGGCTTGTTTGTTCATAGTTTTCAGTAACATAACTATTGCCGTTTGGAGAAGATTTTATTGGCTTCGTGTCTTCTACTTTATGCATGACTTGTTTAGCCTTACCTAATATACCCCTTAATTTGTTTATATCTACTGGTGGTGGTGTTTGTTCCATATTAAAATGCTTGTTGTTGTTGTTGTAATTCTGGTTTTTGAGCTACGTTTACTTTATTTATAACCGTTGACATAGTTCTATCACCGTTTTGATTATACTTAGGTATACTAGAATCTAAATCCGATACTGGTTTTTGCCACTTCATATTTGTTGGGTACCAACCTTCGATTCTGTCAAGTCTAAAAATCTTCCACGCACCAGTTTTTGGTGTTGTCTTAGAACCACCAAAAATTTGATAAGCTCTTATCGCATCATTACCAGCTTTTGTTTTACTTAAGTTATAAACTTGAATATAACGCTTGCTTGGTGGTGTATCTACATTATCACGGTATAGAATATTTACATTATACTTACCCTCAATAGCTGAGTTAACATCATCAATACTAGCGCCTTCGCTTAAAATCCTTCGATTTTTAGCAATTTCTTCTAATATAACTGTTTCGTATAAATTGTAAAGCTTCATATTAGATAATTACTTGACCTATGTTTAATGATGTATTAGGACTTACGTAAACACTGTAACCCAAGCCAGCTGGCCCATAACCCCAAGTAGCACTATTTAGTGTTAATAATGGGTTTCTACCTGAACCAACAGAGTTTGATTGGTTACCGTTTACGTCCCATTCACCACCAACACCAGCATAGTTTTCGATATCCAAGAATTGTCCAGAACCCTTACCATAAATTGGCGTAAGTGTATCTGATAGCGCTCTTGTGTGCGTTGCGCTATATTCATTTGCTGCGGCAGCATTATTATATGTGTTTGCTGGTATTAAAAATGCTCTTTGAGCAATAGCAGCAGCTTCTAAAGGTGACTGCCCACCATTATACGGACTTCCTACTGGCATAGCTTATAGTTTTTGTTTTTTATTGTTATTATTCATATATTCTATTAAATATCTAATGTTATATATTTCTTTATCTAAATTTTCATTATATACTTCCTTATTAGACATTATTTTTCTATTAATGGAACCTTTATTTATTTTAGGTATACCACCAATGCCTGTTGGATTGGCGTTATCCTTATCTTTTTCGTGGGTTTTTATGAATTGGTTTTCTCTACCAGCATCCATTCCAACTTTTTTCTTTTGATAATCAACATCTTGTTCTTTGCCAATTATTGTATCTAAACGATTAAGTTTGGAAACACCACCCAATTTATTAAATTCACCACAATCATTATCATTTTGACAATTTTCTTGTGCTTTTTTTAATCTAGACTGTTGCATAGCCAATGCTTGATAGTTAAATTCATCACCATCTAAATTATAGGTTTTATTCTTTAGATTCTGATTTGCCATATTATAGATTTTTAAGTTTTTTCATTACCTTATCTTCTATAGCTTTTTTTAATTCTTCTAGTTGTTTCTCAGTTAAATCGGTATCATTTATTTCATCTAAGATATTAGCCAATTTAGGATTATAATCTTTTGGGTTTATATCTGTTGCTTTGCTTTTTTTAACCAAGTCCTCTATCTTTTCTTCAACTGAATTTTTAGTTAAAACCCTTGTGTTGGATTCATATACTTGTAACCCACCAAGGCTTCGCCTACCACCATACGAGTATGTTGCGAACCAAGGTATATCTTGTCGATAGCGACTAGTAACTTTATCCGTTGTCGTTGATTGGCCTTTTTCATAATCAGAATTATCAGTATAAGATTTCTGTACTGGACCAGTTTCAATTTCGCTGTCACCGTTGGTATTCTTATCACCACCGTTAGAATAAATATCACCACCAACCAATTCCATTATGTCTTTCTTTTTAAATGTAGCCATAATTTGTCTTTTATTATAAATATAATCAAAAGACAGAATATTTATAAGAAAACACACAAAATGTCGTTTAGAACAAAATTAGATTTTTCCAACAATAGACAAGTCAAACAATCACCAGAGAGTTTCACGATATTATCTGGTGGTACTATATTTGGTGTAGCTTATAGTGCACTAACAACTGGCCCAGATTTAACGACTACAGCGATTACTCAAACCCAATTAAGTTTAGTTAGTTCATTTTCAGGTAATTCTGGTACAACGGTATTTACTTGGGCTAATCCAAGCATGAGTATTGCTCAATCAACGCTATCCGCTATTACACCAACAAACAGTGCTACAACACAAAATGTTGATGGGTACTTTGTTGGTGTTACATCAGCTACAACTGTTGACGGTTATAATTATTATGTCAATTATAGTGGTGTTAGTTATGATGTATTCGTAACATCTATGACTAACTTAGGTGCTGGGGCATATAGTGGAACGATATTTACCAATGCTTTACAATTTATTAGCGCTAATGGACTGGATTATTCTGGTCGTACAATATGGGTTGATACCGTGGGTATTACTAGAACCGAAGATTTGATAATAACGAAGTCACCGCAAGTGGGGTATGTTTGGACTTGTGCCAACACTGAAGGTAAGGGTCAATGGTCTGTTACTGGAGCTGGTAGTGGTTATTGGTCGGCAACTACTGGCTCAATTAATACTGGTATATCAATAATTAATCGGGAATCAGTGGCTCTTGGTGAATATTCATTAACTGAAGGTCATCAAAATAATGCAATTGGTGGTTATTCACATGCTGGTGGTTATTCATCAATTGCAAGTGGCTTAACTAGCTTCGTACATGGTCAAAATAGTATAGCTGGTGGTGATGGTTCAATTGTTTTGGGTGATAATATAACTGGTACGAGCAACAATTTTACGTATGTTAATAGCTTAAACATAAAAACAATCGGTGCTGGACCAGGTGCAACTGATATTGGTGTCGATGCTAACGGTAACGTAGTAAATCAAGCTTCAGATATACGTCTTAAGGAAAATGTAATGGTTATAACTAACGCTTTAGATAAGGTTCTTAACCTTAGAGGCGTAACATATAACTGGAAAGATAGAAATGCTGGTGGTGATGGTGTTAGATATGGTTTTATTGCACAAGAAGTTAATAATATCGTACCAGAATTGACATTTACTAGTGGTTCCGACAATTATTTAGGTGTTCAGTACAAGGATATAACCGCTTTATTGGTTGAGGCCGTAAAAGAAATGTACAGTGGTGGGTCAAATGTTACAAATACATACCTACAAACACAAAGTATCATTGCTGAAGACAATAATATCGATTTAAACTATGGTGGAACTAAAGAAACAGCCATTGGTGGCGGTATTAGTGTCTTACATGGTATTAACAATGATACACCAGCAACCCTAGTAATAGATAATGATGGTAATTGGACAACAAATAATGATTTTAAACCAAATTCATTATCAATACCAGCATATACACCTACATCATCTAACGATACATATGGTAATGTAGGTAATATCACTATGGATGATAACCACATATATATTAAGACTACTAATGGTTGGAAACGAAGTAGCTTAGAAAGTTTTTAACAAAAAAGTCATGGTAAACATAAAAAATTTTAATTTTAATAAGTTAGATTTAAAACTAAGTAATTCCGATTATTGGGATTTCTTTTTAGCTAATGATAGTACCCCAATACAAGCCAGTGGTGGTTTAACTTCTGGTGATTGTTTCGTTGTTTGGTATGACTTTGATAATGTTAGTATATACCCAAATAGTGCTACAACGGCTTCAACGATTTATAGCTTGGTATCTTGGGATAATGCTGTAAATACTGGTTATACCTTTAATACTATTGGTTTGACTGGTATTGATAATGGTCTTGTTACCTTTGAAAAAGACCCATTGGATTATAAAAATGATGCATTGGTTGATGCATTGACTGGTAGCACGTTAATTATACCATCTGGCGAGACTAGATTTATGATGCATTTAGTTACTGGCACAACTGATACATATGTTTATCCAACAGAACGAGTTATTGGTGGTACTGAAGGTGACTATACTCAATTTTGTGGTGGTTTTTATCAAGGTTATTATAAAATAGATGGAAGTACTTATGAAGTATTGCCAACTAGGGTTAACCAAGCTTGGTCAGCCGAATTTTGGTTAAACCCTCAAGATATTTGTGATAGTACTGGTACAACATTAAATGATACATATCCAAATAATGCTGGCTTCTTCTTCTATATGGGTACTCGTGCCGAAAATAAGTTTTGGAATCAATTTGAGGGTAATAATACTGGTTGTTTAAGTGCTTGTTCAGCAACAACAACCGCATGTACTGGTACCGTAACCACATTTTGTACGGTATTAAAAGAACCTGATGTCTCGATTGTTGGTGATTATGGCTTCGCAATACCTCTAGACCCACCACAAATCGAAATAGAGTTAATTACAAATCAATTCTTGATTTATGGTAGAGCATATGACGCTAGTCCTAGTAGACTTACTGGTGCGACAGATAGCTTTATATTCACAACAGGAACAACAACAACAACAACTACTGATACTCATTATTCTTCATATTATCATGGCAGTATTGATGGGTTAGGTACCAAAACAGTTTATACTTACGATGGCAAGGGTATTTCGGTTGCCAAGAGTGCTGAAGTTATATCAGATTACACTAATCCGTTTTTAATATATGGTCGAGGTACAACTTATTCAGCTAGTACTTGTTGTGATAATCCTAACGATGGTTTTGGTAATAAAACCATCGAGACTTATAGTGGTAATACCAAGCCTCAAACTGAAGTTGATTACAGATTAGATATTATTGACAATGCCTTAGGTTTTAGGATAACTAGTGATGGAAAAATTGGTTATAGAATGTTAACCGTTACTGGTGATTGTTCAACAAATGCTAGTGGTGAAAGAATATATACCAGTGGCGTTACAATTCAAGAGGGTTATTCTGAAGCAGGGATTGTATCATCAAATGAGTGGTCTTATGTTGTTATTAGATACGTAACAAATTATTTAACTGATTGCGAACTAGAAACAAAAGGTCAACGGGTAGGTAAGTTAATGTTTTATGTTAATTCAAAGCTCAAATATGTTGTAAATGATTTCCCAGAACATATGGCTAAACGTCTAAATGAATATAAATCAAAACAAGTTGGTGTGCCGTTTAATTTAAGCATTGGTGGTGGTAGTCAGGGGTTAATTGAAACTCAAACCTTTGATGGACCAGATGCTAAAGATGCTGGTTTACCAATAGAAGAAAACTTTGGTGGTACCTTTATTGGTGGTATATCACAATTTAAATTTAATATTTGTGATTTAAATTATGCTAATATTCAATACAATTATGTTAATGGTGCACCTAGATATGGCATTTAAGACACCAATTTTATATTGACAGAAGACGCTTATTTATTGTTGCAGCAAAGTGGTTATGGAATGGTTTGGGTATAAATTTTAAATAACGTTTTTATTTCTTAGGTTTTATATTAGTTTAATATATTTATTATAAACTAAATTAAAGTATGCCAAATAAAAAAATTTCACAATTAAATGTTAACACAAACCCTACCTTTACAGATGATTTAACAATCAATGGCAATGAAACAATAAATTAATGGACTGATTCTGATGTACAAGCAAGATTTTTAGAGCTTTATCTGTCTAAATAATTATTTAAAGATATTTATAAACAATATGGAATTCTTCATAAACAAAAATTCAACATTACCAGTTTTAAAACTGGAACTTATTCGTGATGGCCGAAATGACTTTCAAAAGTTTTTTGAGCTGATTCAGAATGCCGATATATATTTTACCATGAGTGATGTGGTTACTGGTGTTAAAAGAATTGCCAAGAAATCTACTGGTGTTCAACTGGTAACACCAGCGAGTTGTGTTGGTGAGGAATACTACTTGATTTATAAGTTTACTGAGAAAGAAACATCTGTGGCTGGTAGATATGTAGCACAGTTCGATATTGAGTTTCTTGACGGTTCAGGTACCTTGATTGTACCTATACGTGAATCATTGTACGTTACGGTACTTGACCATGGTATAAAAAAATAATTAATCCTACTTGTTTATCTCAATAACTTTTCGTAACTTTGTAACGTACAAAGTTAAAAAATATTTAGCCATTCTACTTGTTTAATAGTAAAAATATACGTAGTTTTGTAAAAAAAATAATATGGCGCAAACTAAAACTACCCTATCCAACGAGCAAATTGAACAATTTTTACAGGGTTCAGACCCAGAAAAATATATCGTAGCTGTTGAATCCGAATACCATACGAATAATGTTACCTTGGTCATCAATGACCCAGCAAGACCTAAATACCAACGAGTTGCTCATTACGAACCATTTATTTGGTTTAAAGAAGATGTAACTAAGATTATGTATGGTGGGAATCGAATGAAAATAATTGAAGCTCGTGATAAGTACGGTGTTACAATTAAAAAATTAAGAACCCATAATGATGAGGGGTATGTACCGCCACGTATGGAAAATGGTTACAAATTCATTGCTAAGTGTAGCCAATCATATAACAGACTAATTAGCTTTTTTAAGGATGGCGGTATTGATGTCTTCGATAAAGAGAACTACAAGATGTTTATATTGTTTAGCCCAACTGAGCAATTTTTAATACAATCTGGTAAGAGATTATTTAAGGGTATTGATGATTACTCTGACTTACATCGTTTTCAATTTGACTTAGAAACTGAAGGATTATTTGCTTCTAAACACGCTATCACACAAATTGGTGTTAGGGATAATAGAGGTATTGAACATATCTTGGAGAGCATTGGTAATACATTATCGGATAAGCGAGATAGTGAGCGTGAAAATATCGCAAAATTCTTTAGAATTATCGATATGATAAAGCCAGATATAATAGCTGGTTATAATTCAGAAAACTTTGACTGGCCTTATCTATTTGACCGTGCTGAAAGGCTTGGTATGGATATAACAGAGCTAGCAATTACACTTAATCGAATATCTAAGATTAAACGTAAATCAGCAACGCTTAAGTTGGGTTCTGAAATAGAGCATTATAACCAAACACATATGTATGGTTATAATATCTTGGATATATCCCACGCTGTAAGAAGAGCCATGGCTATTAACTCTGAGATTAAGAGTTGGGGATTGAAATATATCACTCAGTATTCCGAAATAGCAAAGCCAAACCGTGTTTATGTTGCTGGTGATAAGATTAGTCTGATTTGGGCCGATAAGGTTAACCAGTATGCCTTTAATAATACCAACGGTGATTGGTATAAGATAACTGAAAAAGCTAATCTGAAGCCAAACTATGTTATAACTACTGGTGCTTATATTGTCCAACGTTATCTATGCGATGACTTATGGGAAACAGAGCAAATTGATAACCTATTTAACCAAGCTTCATTCTTAATATCTAAGATATTACCAACAACATTCATGCGTTCATCAACAATGGGTACTGCTGGTCAATGGAAATTAATAATGTCTGCTTGGTCGTACCAAAATGGGTTAGCTATACCAGAAACACAACAAAAACGTGAATTTACTGGTGGTTTATCAAGGCTATTAGAGATTGGTTATGCTAAGGATGTAGCTAAGTTAGATTATGCTGCATTGTACCCTAAGATTCAATTAACGTGGGGAATATTCCCTGACTTAGATATATCTGGTGTAATGCGTGGTATATTAACTTATGTTGTTGATACTAGGGACCACTTTAAAAATTTAACTGGTAGCGAAAAGAAAAAAGCCAATAAATTATCGGATGAATTAAAGAAAAATAGAAGTAATATGACCCCTTCAGAAATTTCTGAGGTGGAAGCTAAGATTGCTGAGTATAAAAGTCTATCGAATCTATACGATAAAAAGCAATTACCACTTAAAATCCTAGCCAACTCATGGTTTGGTTCATATGGTGCACCATATATCTTTAATTGGGGTGATACTGATTCAGCTGAAGAAACAACTTGTCGTGGTAGACAAGCCTTAAGACTTATGGTTAGACATTTTACTGAAAAGCATGGCTTTAAACCTTTGGTTGGTGATACTGATGGCTTTAACTTTGCTTTCCCATCAAATATCGATGATATTAAATATGTCGCTAGAGGTAGTCATTGGAAAACAACCAAGGATGCTGGCAAAGAATTAATTGGATTGGATGCTGTATTAGCTGAGTTTAATGAAAACTATATGGAAGGTCGTATGGGATTAGATATTGACGACATTTGTCGTTCAACCATTAATTTTGCTCGTAAGAACTATGCAAATGACATAAATGGTAAAATTAAGCTAGTCGGTAACTCCATTAAGTCTAAGAAGATGCCTGTGTTTATCGAAGATTTTCTAGCTAAGGCTATACGTATGTTATTAGATGGTGATGGACAGTCATTTATTAACTATTATTATGGATATGTTGATAAGATATATAATTATCAAATACCATTGGTTAAGATGGCCAATAAATCTAGGGTTAAGACTACATTATCTGATTATCGTAAGAAAGCTTCAATGAAGAATAAGGCTGGTAACCCTATGCCTAAACAAGCACATATGGAATTAGCAATCCTAGGTGGTCTTAATATAACACTAGGTGATACCTTATATTATATTAATACTGGTAATTCAAAAGGTCAAGGTGATTTGAAAACAATTGATAAAAATAAAATGACCAAGAAAGCAAGGGATGCATTTTTTGCAGCTAATGGTTTTTATCCACCAGTGGATAAGGTTACTGAATTAAATTGTAAATTAATTGACCCAGCTGTTGTTGAACATGACTTCGAAATAATTAAAGAACTTGAACTTCTTAAAAAAGCCTTGCTTGCTATTGATGGGGATTCTGATGATGATAAGGTAGCTATCGAAAATAGGATTGCAGAAATTGAAACCGAATTGCATACTGATGAGTATAACGTTCCTAAATACCTAGAGACCTTTAATAATAAGGTTAAGCCGTTATTGGTGTGCTTTAACCCAGAAGTAAGAAAAAATATACTTCTATCTATAATAAAAACTAAAGACAAACAAACAAAGATTGTTACTGAAAAATTAAAAGAGCGTACTGTTTACACAAAGCAAGAATGTGAATTGGTTTCAGGTATGCCGTTTAATGTTGGTGACCAAGATTCATACGCTGACCTTATGCGTATGGAAGATAAAGAGATTAAGTTCTGGGATAAGGTTGATAAGTTGCCTAACTATATGACACAAGATGAATGGGACACTATAAGGTCCGATTATCATAATAGAATGGCTAAGTTTAGAGCTGAAAGTATCGAAGAAGAAAAAAATAAATTAGATTATTTATTTAAAAGATTGGAAGTTAAAGAACTTAGCGATGTTACAAATAAGGGTTTATTAACTATCGATATCTTTATCATTGCCGATATATCTACCGATGGCTTAGGTAATTTAGTTTCTAGAAAATGGGGTGAAGTTTTAGCACATGTAAATGATATCTTTAAATATGAAGAAGATGCTATAAGACGTAATCATTATTATAATCTAACCAATAATGAAAGCGTTGATAGGTATGATGCTTGGCTTGATTACACTAATCAGCAATTGGTTATGTCTGGCGAAACCATAAACATAGATACCGATGAGATAACATTGGTAGATGCAACTGTTGTTGCTAAATTGCTAAGTGAAAAAGCTAATCAAGGTATCAACACAAATAAAATAAAAAAGGTTGCTGAGGATGATGCTGAAAATGATGCTGAGGATGATGCTGAAAATGATGTTGAAGATGATGCTGAAAATGATGCTGAAAATGATGAATCAATTATCTTAGAAGATGAGTTTGATGATACATATGCTGAAAGACCTGATGACTACGAACCTATTGTAATACCAACAATAGAAGTTATTGACGATGGTTGGCCATTTTAAATTAAAAGAGGGGAAATTTCCCCTCTTTTAATTTTTAGAATACCCAGAATCCCATTGGTTGGAATTTTAAAGCTCTATTTAGATATTCAGCTTCGTTAGCTGCTCGTTCTAATTGACTGGTTGTAGATAATCTTAATAACCTAGTGTCTAAGCGTTCTAAGACGGCTCTACGCTCTTCATTACCCTCACTTAGTAGTGTATCATAGTCCATAGTCCTTTCGGCCTCTGGTGGCCCTACAATCCCACCAAATTTACCACGTACTCTACCTAGGGTTCTTTTACCTTCAGCAATGAATAATTGTCTTATTAGTGTTTTTGTTGGTTCATTAAAATCTGAATAATCTAACTTTGATAATGGAACTTGGTTTGGCATCTTGATGATATCTGGATTGTCTCTCAAACAATCGTCAATATTTTCAGGTACCGTATCATAATAAAAATACCAAACATGAGAACCTGTCATGTTTACGTTATTACCTAGACCACCAATACCTTGTCCAAAAGAAAACTTAGAACCTGGAACGGATAACAAATGTAACAATTTTGTACCATTTGGTCCAGCAGTTATCTTATACACCAATTCACTTCTAACAATCCTATTTTTTAAGTTCATATCAGAAGCGGTTAATAATATATCAAATGCTGGAGCTATATAATAACCCCTAGCACCAAGACCAGAACCACCATTTACGCCAGCACCTGTTTGTGCAAAGCCACCACCGAACCCATAGTCAATACCACCAAAATTTGCTAATAAGGCTTGACTAGTTGGTGGTGGAGTTATCCATAATACCTCATTAACCTCACGACCAGCTGGTATTTGATAAACTTGTCTACCAGCTTCTAATTCAACATAGTCTTTTTTTAACTCCCATGGACCATTTGTTTGTAATCCAACTTGCTTAGAATAAGCATATGTTGATTGTTGTACATAATCAAGTGTTCGAACACTAAGAGCAAAAGACATATCTGTTGTTGAAATACTTTGTCCTAACAATGATTGCCATTGGTGTTCAATCAACCATTCTTGTACATATTGAGCGTAATCTTCTATTGATATCTCAAGTAGTGTACAAAGTTGTTCATCAGTTAATTCAACGGCACGTGTTGGTGCACCAAGTGAGTGCCTAAATTGCGTAAATAGTTTTTCTCTTTCATCTGTACTTACTGGCATAATTTCTATTTATTTATAAATATCAATAAAATAGTATTAACCTAATAATTTTTTAATTATATTGCCAGCATCTTTAATTGTATTGAAGGATACATTTGGTACCAATAATTGATTACCAACCCTTATAATCGGAACTTGGTCTGACTTAGTTAAGTCATGAATCTTATTATACGTAGCCTCATTCTCTGGCAATTCAACATTAACATCAATGTATTCAATACCATTAGACGTTAAAATATCTTTTAATTCTGTACAGTACGGGCATTCAGATATCGTGTATATTGTAACCATTTTAATTAATTTTATTCTTCTGTATTAAGTATGTTATCCATTATTAGTTCAGTTTCATTTTTATCCTTCCTTTCACCTAAGATTGTACTAATAACTAATTGTTTATTCTTAAGTGTCTCCCACATTCTAGTTGAAATCGTTCCTTCAAATAATTGATAATAAACGTTAACATTATTCTTTTGTCCAATACGGAATGCACGGTCTTCAGCTTGTTCATTATTTCCAGTCACCCAAGAAAATGAATTAAATATCACAACAGTTGCTTCAGTTAGAGTTATAGCCACACCAGCTGAATCTATGTTACCAATAAATACCTTGACCTTTGGATTATTTTGAAACTCATCTACTGATTTTTGTTTCTGAGTGGTGGACATTGGGCCGTTGTGCTTTACCGATAGTTTACCAAAGTGCTGTGATAGTATTTCTAATTCTTCAGTAAAGCTTGTAAATATAATTACCTTACGACCCATTTCTATTGCATTTTCAACCATTTCAATAGTATAGGGTATTGCAGCAGCCGCAATAAATTGTCGCAATAGTATTAATTCAACTAGGTCTTTTTGTATGTTACCATTCTTTTTACCGTCAAGAATACGTTTTTCTAAATATTCTTCCCATAAGGCATCATATTCTTTTCTAGCCTTAGAGTCTAGACGATAATATGATGGTGTCACTACCTTATCTGGCATATCTAATACTTCGGTTTTATATCGCCTAAGAATTATGTTTTTGGTCTTGGTAGATAGCTCATCCAAGTTAGAAGCACCATCTGTTATCCAAATTTGTTTTTTCTGACCATTCTTAAGTGTTCTATACATCTTTTTAGCATCACAATACCTAACGGCATAATGTTTCCAATTTTCTGCCAACTTAGACTTGATAAGCTTAAGTAGGTTAAAGAAATCCATAGGTCTATTAGCTACTGGTGTACCAGTTAATAGCCAAACATTTGGAATACCATGTTTTTCAACTAATTCAACCATTATCTTACCTCTAATACTATCATTATTTTTTAGATAATGTGCTTCGTCAACTATTATCAAATCAAATCCAGCATTTGCTAATTCTCTATTTAATTTCTTTGGTTCTTCACCATCCTTTGGTTTCTTACCATCATCTAGTGTATGAAAATTCTTAAGGATATCATAATTTATTATCGTAAATTTAGCTTTAGACCATTTTTTACCTTCTATTATAGTTGTATCATCACAAAAAACATTTATTTCTCGTTCCCAATTAATCTTGGCTGAAGATGGTGAGACTATTAATATTTTTTTAGCCCCACTTTCTAAGGCCCCGATTATTGCTTGGTTTGTTTTTCCCAAACCCATATCGTCAGCTAATATACAGTTTTTTCTTGATAATAAAAATTTAACACCATCTTCTTGGTGTTGATATAGCTTTTTACCATACTTGCCTAGAATCTCATTATATTTGGTAAAATCTACATCTACCTTTATATCCTCAAAGTATGGGTCATCAACCAATTGTGTCTTTGGAATCCAATACATCTTAGATTCTTTTTGATTTTTACTTAATTTACCATATATGTGAAAAGATTTGTCATTTTCACCTAGAATAAATTCTATTAAAATCTTTTCTGGTATAAATGATATACCATGTTGGCGTTGAAGTTCCTCACCTAGGTATTTGGTTATGCCAATAACTCGATTAAGATATTCTGGTTCTCTACTATTATTCTTTATTATATAGGCTGACTGATTATCTGTTAAAGATATTTTTTTATTTTTAATATATTCATTCTTAAGTTTTAATATGTAAGGATTAATACCTTCGTATTTTTCCAACAAATCAATTGCTGAACGGCCTTTTAAGTCATTTAAATTAATCAATGTTAATAATTTAATTGTTATGAATATACTTTATTTTTTTAAAAAATCAAGCCTTATCATTAGATTACGTAAAAGATAAATATTTATATATAAAACCATGGACAATAAGCGTTATATACCAATAACTAGGGTTAATAAATTTTTTTCTAGTGCCGATTTTGACTTAGAGGTTAATATGGGGAGAGAGGCTATTGAAGGTGATGGTAACTTTACCGTAATATTATACCGTGTTGATAGACAACAAACAGAATATGATGATATTTATGGTGAGGCAACCAAAGACGGTATTAGATTTTTACCACCAATAGAATTAAAGGTTATACCAATACTTGCTGAACCAGAAAATAAAGTATATAATAAAAATGGTACTGCAAGACACTTACAAGATGGTAATTTAACCTTTGGTATATATGTGGCACAGCTATCTGAGATGGATGTTCAACTTAGCTTTGGTGATTATATAGGGTATGCGGTTACTGAAAATAGTATTAGATACTATAGCGTGGCTAATGATGGATTAAAAAACTTTGATAATAAGCATACTATCATGGGGTATAAGGGCGCATTTAGGACAATTACTTGTGCACCAATTGATGAGACTGAGTTTCGTGGTATGTAATATTTATTAAAATAAAGGATTAGACATGGGAATGCAAAAAGGATATAGAACAAACATTAATATAGTTAATAGCAAGATTGGGCCTCCAAGAAGACAGGAGATTCTAGATGGTATTGCTGATAACGGAACCTTTTTACCTAGAGGTGTCTTGGTTGAGGATATGGACCAGACCTTCTTAGAGTATTTTAAATCAGATACTGGGTTGGGCTTGACTATTGATGGTGAAAAAGTACCTGTTATATTCTTAACAATTCAACGATGGACCGAATTCACCAAGACTTGGGAATTTACTGATGAATATAAAAACATTAAGATGCCATTTATAACCATAGTTAGAAAGCCAGATATTCAAGTTGGTGAAAACCAAGCTGGGTTATGGAACATACCAGGAAATCGAACCTATACCTATATGAAAATACCAACTTGGGATGGTGTTAGACATGGTATTACCTTATATCAAATTCCACAACCAACATCTATAGATATATTATATGAAGTTAGATTGTTTACCAATCGCATGAAGGATTTAAATCGATTTAATATTAATATACAAAAAGCTTTTCATTCTAGACAATCATATATCAACGTTAATGGTCACCCTATGCCATTGCATTTGGATTCAATTGGTGATGAGAGCAATATTGATGACTTTGAAAATAGACGTTTTTATGTTCAATTATTTGATATTAAAATGATGGGTTATATCTTGGATGAAAATGATTTTAGAGTTATACCTACAATCAATAGAACGTTAATGACTACCGAAATTGAAGAAAAATTGATAGCTAACGATGCAATATTAACACCAATCAGAAAAGGTAACCAAATAGTTTATAATTTTATATGGGAACCAAGGTCTAATACTGAATTTATCTTTAACGCATTATATGATTTAAAGTTTACACAACTAACAAATATAGAAAATATTAGTAGAATCATAATTACTCAAAATAATACAATTGTCTTTGACGGTACTATATTGAACACAGCAATTATTTTTTATGCTAATGATATTATTAAAATAAAAGTTTATAAGGGTGCCGCAACACTAGGTAAACTAACCTTAATTGGAAGTACATTATAATGGGACAAGTTGGAAGAGGTTATGATATAAATCAAACATTTATTATAGAAACAAATGTTGTTGATGGACAAGATATTTTTGTAACTGGTGGTACCTATTCATCTGGAACAGCTATTTTTACCAATAATTCTGGTGGTACATTTAGCGTTAGTGGATTAACAACACCATTCACAGGTGGTACGGTATCTGGGTCAACTAACTTTATAAGTGGTTTAACGGCAAACACCTTTAGTGCAACAACATATCTTGGCTTGCCAACAGATATTAGGGTTACTGGTGGTACATATTCAGCTGGAACAGCTGAATTTACGAATAACACAGGTGGAACATTTAGCGTTAGTGGATTCTTAACTGGTCAGACTGATACATATGTTACTGGATTAACGTTTAGTAATAATGTATTAACTCTTCAACAAACTAATAACCAAGCAAATATAACTACTTTAGTTAATAGTTTTTCAGGTTTAACTGTTAATGGTGGAATATCAGCAAATACAATATCTGCAACTACGTATATTAACCTACCAGCTTTTTCTGGTGCTTATTTACCATTAAGTGGTGGTACGGTAAGTGGTTCAACTAATTTTATAAGTGGTTTAACTGCAAATACAATCTCTAATACTGATTATATTAACTTTAAAACATCACCATCAGTTCCAAATCCAACTGGTGGAACATTGTATTATGATTCAAGTGAAAATGCTTTATCATATAAACCTTTAACAAATCAAAATGATGTAACTATTAATTTAGGTCAAGAAAATTTAGTTAGAATTTATAATAATAGTGGTGCTCAAATTAATAATGGTCAAGTAGTTCATATTACTGGTTCAAGTAGTGGGACACCAACTGTTGCTTTAGCTAATGCGTCTAAGTTAGGAACAACATTTGTTGATAGTTTAGCTCAATCTTCTGGTGTGGCAACACATAATATACCAAATAATGAATATGGTTTTATTACTAGTTTTGGTATAGTTAGAGATTTAGATACTTCAACACTTATAGTAGGTCGAGAATTATTTTTATCTGATACAATTGATGGTGGTATTACAGATGACCCAGACTCAATAGCTTATACGTCTAGAATATCTGTATTAGGTTGGTGTTTGACTTCGGATGCAATAAATGGTAAAATATATGTTAACATTGAAAATGAAAACCAATTACAAAGTTTAACACAACAAGAAGTTAATATTTTATTAGGTAATGCAATATCAACTGGTGTGTATGAATATACTGGTGCTACTACCGCTTCATCAACAACAATTAATGTTGCACCTATGAGAGGTTGGTCGGTTAATAATACATATTCAAACGCAACAAATCCAGATGTAAAAAACCTTTATTATAGTGGTGGTACAAACATATCATTAACTAATATTTTAACAGCAGACTCTACTTATTTATTAATAAACAGTGGTGCTACATTATACCAACAAACAACATTTCCAACACCACAACAACGAAGAGAAAACATATTTTTGGGTAAGGTTAATCACCCAAATAGAACGAGTATATTAAACATAAATAATACCGTTGATTATGATGTATCACCGATGTCATCTTTGCGTGATTTGTGGTCGCCAATAAAATTGATAAATCAAGGTATCATACCCTCACCAAATGGAGCTAATTTAAGTTTTAATACTTCAGCTGGTACTCTTTGGGGTAATGGTATTAATTGGCATAATAATCAATTAAGCCCTAATAATGCCAGCATTCCAGCAAAGATACCAGCATCATTTTTTTATAGAACACAAACTGGTGGTACTAGCGGGTCTGTTACTGTTATCGACCCTAGAAATTATGACTTAGGTGGTGTTATTACTAGTATTGGTAATTCTGGTATTGATGATGCGACCAATCAAAGGATATATATGTATCCGACTGGTGTTATTAATGTATTATATGGTCAAACAATATACGCAAACTTAACTGCCGCTGTTGCCGCTATAAACTCAGAGACATTTATACCTTACCCTAATGCTGAGAGTACTGGTATATTAATTGGTATTCTTTCTGTTAGAAATGATATTGGTACTGATGGAGAACCATTAACTAATACAGATTATGCTAAATTTACACTGGTTTCTAAATTTGGTGAAAGTTTTGGTGGTACTGGTGGTTTATCAACAACTACGCTTCAACAGGCATACGATAATTCAACAACACCAGAAATTGTTATTAACGCAATCCTAGATGGACTAAGTGTTAAAAACGGTACTGGTAATGCTGATAATGTAACTAACGTATTTGAGTCTGTTAACACAGCTAATGCGACCACCGCTTTAATTAGAGCCGATGGCTATATATCTGGTACTACATTCCAATCAAATGGTTTTATAGCAAACAGTAATGGCCTAACAGCTACAACAGTTTCAGCAACAACTTATAATAATTTACCAATAGATATTAGGGTTACTGGTGGTACCTATTCAGCTGGAACAGCTGAATTTACGAATAACACAGGTGGAACATTTAGCGTTAGTGGATTTAAGACAGATGATGTATTTGTAACTGGTGGTACGTATTCAAATGGTTCGTCCGTATTTACGAATAATACAGGTGGAACATTTAGCGTAACTGGATTTAAGACAGATGATGTATTCGTAACTGGTGGTACATATTCAGCTGGAACGGCTCAGTTTACAAATAATACTGGTGGAACATTTAGTGTTAGTGGATTTAGTACTGGTGGTGGTTCCACCTTTACAGGTGGAACGGTAGCTGGTTTAACCACGTTTACAGGTGGTTTATCTGCAAATACAATAAGTGCGACTACTTATTACGGTAATGGTTCTAACCTAACTGGTATTGGTCTTCCAATCGTTAACTTTAGGGGAGCTGTTACAGTAGCATTTGCTGCGGCTACTGAAACAGCCTTTGGTTATTATTTAATACCAGCAAATACATTCACAACAGGTGATATAATTGAAATTGACTGCACTTGGGACCCAACTGACTTCACAGTTGGTTCTTTAATAAATTGTTGGTTTAGGAGTTATACAACAAATACACCACCATCACCAGCAACTGGTCAATTATTGGCGCTTGTTGCTACATCTGGTGCTGCGACAAAATACATTCAAGTAGAAAGAAAGAATTTATACTTTAGTAATTCAACAACACTTAGAGTTCGTGCCGATGCAGCTTATACTGACATAGGTATCATAACAACAACAGCTATGGGAACGCCTACATTTGATACTACCGTTGATAACTATATATACCCAACAATGAGAGCTCTCATTGGTGCCTCTGCAACATTAAGAAGCTTTATAATATCAAAAAAATAAAAAATAAATAATATGGAATATACATTTACATTTGGAAACGAAACACTCACCTTCCCAACTCTAGCAGAGCATAATGCTTTTTTGGAAATATATCAATCATTAATAGGTGCACAATTACCAAGCATATTTGCAACAACTAAGACTACTGCAATTGCTGATGGTATTAACTATACTTCTAATAATGGTTAATTTTCACCGTATAAATCTTTCTTGGTAATACAAGCTTCACGTATTAATTTTTCAACAAAAGAAAACATTTTAAGACCATTCTGTTCGCAATGTTTTTTTAGTAACTCATGAGTTTTTGTTGTAATTTTAATGTTTTTATCTCTCTTAAGCATATCTTTTAATATAAGTATGATGAAAGTATGACAAAAAACATACTAAAACAAATATATATTTTATCCTAATTCTCTTTTTGGGTAAAACCTAATATTTATAATAAACAAAACAATAAAGTAAACTAAAACAACTAATATGGCAACAAAAGTTTTCGTTAGTCCAGGTGTTTATACATCAGAAAGAGATATAACATTTATTACTCGTCAAGTAGGTGTAACAACACTTGGCTTAGTTGGTGAAACCACAATTGGACCAGCATTTCAACCAATATTTATAAGTAATTATGGCGAATTCCAATCTTTCTTTGGTGGCTTAAACGCAACCAAGGTAAAAGATACTGGAGCACCTAAGTATGAATTACCATACATAGCTAAGTCTTATTTATCACAATCTAACCAATTATTTGTAACTAGGGTATTAGGTTTCTCTGGTTATGATGCTGGTCAAGCTTGGGGTATCACTATTGATGCGGCCCTTGACCCATCTACATCTGGTACGGTATCTACTATTTCTTATAGTGGTGGTACTAATTATTTAATATCATATTCAGCGTCACCAACTGGTAGTATTTTATCATTAACTTCTAATGATGTCTTGGTTCAAGCGTTAATAAATGATGGAACACTAGGTTCTAGTCTAGCTTACTTAGGTTCAGCGACTAGTGGTTCAACAGTTAATATTGGTCCAATATTTAGTAAGTTTGGTAATACTTTTAGTGGTGTGTCATTTAACAACTACGTTACTCAAACAAACTATACTGGTGGTACATCGTTGGTTAATATAACTGGTATTACTTCTGGTGTAACCGTTACCTATACTGGTACTGGATATAGTGATGTTGAAGACCAATTGGTAGCATTGTTACGTTCAAGAGGGGCTATAGATGTATCTACACAATTACCTAACTTTGAATTAAGTGCTGCAACTGGTGTTATATTTAATCCAGCATTTAGTGCTGCAACAACAAATCCTGTTGGTGTATTTGCTCTAAGTGGTAACTCAAACACACAGGGTTTATTTAACTACCAAGTATCACTTGATAGAACGCAACGTAATTATCTTCCTAAGGTATTGGGAAGAACGGCACAAGATGGTAATACTGCATTATTTGTAGAAGAACTTTATGGTAATTTATTTAACACAGCAAATGTTGATGGTAAGATTAGAGGTATCAACCAAAGTCTTATTCAGTATGATACCGATTATTCTGATTATTTAAAAGAATATCAACCAGCTGTTACACCATATGTTGTTTCAGAATTGCGTGGTAATAAAGTATTGCGTTTGTTTAGATTATGGACTATTTCTGATGGTAATGCAGCTAACGAACAATTTAAGATTTCAATAGTTAACATTAAGCCAGATACCTTAGAATTTGATATTAGAATTAGAGGTTTTTATGACACTGATGCACAACCAGTTATACTTGAAAGTTTTTCACGTTGTACTATGGACCCAACTTCAGCTAACTTCATTGGTAGAAGAATAGGTACACTTGATGGTGAGTATGTTTCTAAATCAGCCTATGTTCTTGTTGAAGTTGATGACACTAGCAACACTAGTGATGCATTCCCAGCTGGTTTTATTGGTTACCCAATCCGTGACTACCAAACCAACAGTAATACAAGTGTTGTTAACCCAGCATTATTATATAAGACTAGCTATTCAACATTTGAAAATAAACGTAAGTATTACTTAGGTTTATCTGAAACTGTTGGTATCGATTCTGACTTCTTTGACTATAAGGGTGTTCCATTAACCTCTAGCCCAGATATCTGGACAGGTATGACAAATGGTTTCCACATGGATGTTGATGCAACTGGTGTTACAATAGATAACGTATTTGAGGTTATTAACGCAAGTGGTGGTACTTATAGTCCAATATTCTTATTTGACACTGGTGACGCTCAGTTTAGAACTGATGCTGGCTTAGTTGGTGGTCCATATGAATTTTTGTATGCACGTAAATTTACATTTGCACCATATGGTGGTTTTGATGGTTGGGACGTGTACCGTACTATTAGAAGCAACGCAGACAGCTATATTATCAATGGTACTGCTGGTCAAGCTGGTCTTACAAGTGGTGCGTTTGCAAATAGAACATTAACTTCGGGTGATTTAGGTATAAATTCAGATTACTACGCTTACCTTGAAGCTATTTGGACATTTAAAAACCCAGAAGCTGTTAGTATTAACGTTTTTGCAACTCCAGGTATTGATACCTCTAATAACACAAACTTGGTTGAAGCAACAATCGATATGGTTGAAAACGATAGAGCCGATTCGCTTTATGTTGTTACAACTCCTGACGTTGCATCTGGTACTATATTAACTGCTGATGAGGCTGTTGATATTATTGCTGACCAATACGATAGTAACTACACTTGTACTTACTGGCCATGGGTTCAAATCAACGATGCTGAGAACAATGTATTGATATACGTCCCACCTACTAGAGACGTAGTTAGAAACATTGCCTTGACCGATAACATTGCATTCCCTTGGTTCGCTGTTGCTGGTATTCAACGTGGTGATGTTGATGCAATACAAGCTAGAAAATCTCTTACCTTAGCTGAGAGAGATACCCTTTATGAAAACCGAATTAACCCAATCGCTACGTTCAATTCTGATGGTATTAAGATTTGGGGTAATAAAACACTACAAGTTAAGGAATCAGCTTTAAATAGAATTCAAGTTAGAAGACTTCTATTACAAGCTAGAAAACTTATTTCAGCTGTGGCTATTAGACTTCTATTCGAACAAAATGACACAATAGTTAGAAATCAGTTCTTAGCTTTAGTTAATCCAATATTATCAAATATAAGGACTGAAAGAGGTTTAACCGACTTTAGGGTTACATTATCTAGTGACCCAGAGGATATCGATAGAAACCAATTAACTGGTCAAATATTCCTAAAACCAACAAGAAGTCTAGAATACATACAAATAGAATTCGTGGTTACAAATACAGGTGCTTCATTCGATAACATCTAAAACTAAAAGGCCCTACGGGGCCTTTTTAGTTTATAACCATATTTATTATAAAGTAATTTTATGACCAAAATTAAAATAACAGAATCACAATATAAAAAGATTTTGTTAAATAGACAAATTGAAGCTTTATCTAATCAACCCATTATTACTGAGAGTTATGGTGATGTTGTATTAGGTGTTGCTGTATTATTGGGTATTAATTTAAGCGGTCAAAATAAAATTATTGGTCAAAATGCTATTAGTGATGATAATATTATGAACCAAATAAAACAAACACTAGAAGATGATTCTAAAGTTAAGGAGTTGGTTAAATCATTTACCGAAAAAGGTATGGTTAATCCAGATACTAAGTTTGCTAAAAATGCAAAGAATATCGTTAATAAGTTTAATGAAATAGCTAAAGCAAATAATGCAAGTTATAGAATTAGCACCAAGGCAATTAATAACTTAGAGGCTTTAGATAAAAACCTAAATCTTGAGGCTTAAACTAGCACCTATTAAAATTTTATAACACTTTTTTATGTTAAGTATTATTATAATAACCTTGTGTTTAAAATATTTAATTTATTTCTGATTTATTTTGTAATGTTAGATATTTATATTAAACAATAACACTAGTATCACAAAGGTACTAACAAATATTTTAAAAACAAAAAAATGGCTGATTTATTAATGAAAATGCCCTTGCCTTACGAGCCTAAAAGGAAAAACCGATGGTTAATTACTTTTCCAGCTGACTTAGGTATACAACAATGGTGGTTAGCATCTGCCTCTAGACCTTCAATTACTCAAAATGAAGTTGAAATGCCGTTCCTTAATACATCTACGTGGGTTATAGGTCGTTTTACTTGGGAAGCAATTGATGTTACATTCCGTGACCCAATTGGCCCATCTGCGACACAAGCTATTATGGAATGGGTGCGTTTGCACTCTGAATCTATAACAGGTCGTCAAGGTTACGCTGCTGGTTATAAGAGACCTGTAGAGCTTGAAATGCTTGACCCAACAGGTGTTGTTGTGGAGAAATGGTTACTTGACGGTACTATGCTTACAAATGTTGGTTTTGGTGATTTATCAATGGATGATGATGCCATCGCTGATATTACAGCAACGCTTAGATTCGATAGGGCAATACTTCTTTTTTAGTTGGTTGATTATCAACTAGTTACGTTTATTTTTCAATTTTACTCTATCAAAACATTGACTTATAAGAATTCTTTCAGTATATTTGCTGAAAGAATTTTTATTTATGGTAAAATGTAAAAAATGTGAAAGAGAGTTTGAAACATTGGATTCTCTTAGGAGACATAATAAACAGAAACATGGTGTTGATGCTGAAAAAACTTATATTGAATATGTTTTGGAGGGTGTTGAGCCTATCTGTAAATGTGGTTGTGGTGAGAAACCTAAATACTTGGGTATTGACGCTGGTTTTAGAGACTTTATTCGTGGTCATGCTGCTAGAGTCAACAATAACTGGGGGCATAATCCAGAAGCTCTAAAAAAATCACATGAAACGCAAAAGAAGATGCACGATGCTGGAACGTTAAAGGTATGGAATGATGGTTTAACCAAAGAGGACCCTAGGGTTGCTGAAAACACCAGAAAAACGATGAGTAACCCAGAGCGTGGTAATAATATTTCACAAGCTTTAAGCGGTATACCAAAAAGTGATGAACATAAACTTAAATTGAGCGAAACCGCTAGTATTAGGTGGTCCAATCTAGATGAACGTGAAAAACAATCTCATAGAAGAATGTTGTATATTATGAGTAATGGGTTTCAAGTTAAATCAAAACTTGAGGAAACTTTTAAGAAATTTCTTATTAATGAATTAAATTTAATAGAAGAGGTTGATTTTTATTCGCAATACTACGTTAGGGAATTAAAAGCATTGTTTGATTTTAAAATTTCTGGTAAGAAAATATTAATTGAGGTTGACGGTGATTATTGGCATTGTAACCCAGATTCTAACTTTAAAATACCAAAATATGCAGCACAGATAAGTAATTTAAAACAAGATGAAAGAAAAGAAGAATGGTGTATTAATAATAATTATATGTTAATTAGATTTTGGGAGAAGGATATTAATGAGAGACCAGAATGGGTTATTAAACAATTAAAATTAAATATTTAAGTATTTTAAAGTTTTTAAAAATAAAAAATATTTAATTAATTTTATTTATCTGATTATCAAGAGATTATAATAATTTTATTGTTTTACTCTATCAAAACATTGACTTATAAGAATTCTTTAAGAATGACCACTAAATTTTAGTGGTCATTTTTTATTATTATAATTAACGCTATAATCTTTACAAAAAAAGTTTAATGACATATATTTATGAATAAGAATAAATTATGGAAAAACCAAATGTAATACCAAACCAAGCTCAAAAAAATGAGGCTGACGAAAGGGCGAGAATAGCAAAGTTTGAGGCTGAAAAGGCTAATGCAACCAATGAAATATATGCTAATGCGGCTCAACCAACAGATACACCAGTCACACATATAGATGCTGTAGAGGCTATGCGACTTAGAACCGAAGCACAATTAAATATGCTTAAGACCAATGGTACGGTTGTTGAACCAAACCTATCTGAAAATCCAAGGCCAGTATTATCTAGATATGACCAAGAAGTCTTAGCGATAAGAACAAAAGCTGAAGAACAAATGAAGCTTAGAGATGCAGCATTATCGAATAATCAAACACAAACCGATAATTACCATAGAGCATCTGAAGGTTTAATTAATCAAACATACGAACCTAAAACATATGAACCTACAACATATCAACCACAATATAACCCATCGGCACAACAACCAACTAAAGAATCTATGAATATACCACAACAAGTACCGAATATTGATTCATATTTAATTGAATTGAATCAACCAAACTATAATACAGCACAAGATACGGTACCGTTACCATCTGAAGGTAAGTTATATAGAAATAAGAAACCTAGCATTAGAGTATCATTTATGACTACTGCTGATGAAAATATTCTTACCAGTCCTAACTTAATTGAAAGTGGACAATTTTTATCTATTCTATTTAATAGAAAAATGTTAGAACCAGATTTAAGGTACAGAGATTTACACATTGGTGACAGGAATGCTCTTATGATTTATTTAAGGGCCACAGCGTATGGTGAGATGTATCCAGTTACATTATTGGATGAAGATGGTCAACCATTTGATACTGAAATTAACTTAAATGATTTAAAGTATAAAAAGTTGGGTGCTGAGCCAGATGAAGAAGGATTATTTCATTTTGTATTACCATTATCTAAAAGACAAATCAAGTTTAAACTATTAACTTGTGGTGATGTTGATGACATTGAGGTTATGTTAGCTAAGGATAAGGCTAATAATTTACCAGTTAATAATAGTAGCACATATATTCTTCAAAAAACCTTTGTTGAAATTGATGGCATAAGGGATAAAAACTTAATTACTGAATTTGCTAGCAACATTACAATAAAAGATGCTAAGGCATTAACTCAATATATTGATAAGATTGAAAGTGGTATTGATTTGGATATTACTATTGGGACTCCAAGAGGTGGGTCCATAACAACATTTCTTCCCCTTAACCGAAACTTTTTTTGGCCTAACCGCTAATTATAAGGTACCATTATTAGAAGAGATTTATCTTTGTCTTCAACACTTAAAGGGTGTTACTTATTCAGATGTATTAATGATGCCAACATATGAGAGACGATTCTTTTTAGGGTTGTTAACCAAAGATTATAGAGAACGTGAAGAACATCAAGAAAAAATGAGAGAACAACAATCGACTAAAAGTGGTAAGGGTTCTAGAACAAGCAGGGTTTCTGGTTCCGCACTGAAGCAAAGACTTAAAAACGGTGATATACCATTAAGTTAATTAAATACCCACATTGTGGGTATTTTTATTTTAACTAATATTTATAATAAAAGAATCATGAAATTAATAATTAATGAACGACAATTAAAACTTATTGAGGACCATATCAATGAGTCTAAGTATGATAAGACTACAATGGTTAAGTTAGGTAAAGTATTATTGGATTTAACTAAGATGGTCGACCATTATGATGATATCGTATTAACCACAAAAAGTAACAACGAATTAGTTTTAAGTTATGTATCAAATGATGATAGTACATATGTCTTTAGTGTTAAAAAAGATAACGCAAAATTAGTAAAAAAATTTACTAATTTAGCTATAAATATTAATTTAGGTAATGGTGAATTTGATGGTGACGAAGAAGCTATTGATATATACCTTAAAAATAAAAATATTATAACAACTGACGGTTCTAGTTTTACACTACAATTTATTGGTAGTAATAAGACACTAAAAAATAAATATATTAAACTTAATAATATAATTAATTTCCATCCATACGTTGGAGGTGGTGATGACTCGGAAGATTTAGTTACACCACCAGATACTACTACTGGTACTACTACTACTGGTAGTACGGAGGGTATTTTAGATGATGCTAAGATAGCGTATGATATGATATCAAAAGACCCATTATTAAAAAAAGCATTTTATTCACAACCAAGTTTTTTAAATCTATTTGTTGCTGAATTAACGGGTAAGAGAGCTGTTGGTAAGGGTATTTATAGCGTTTTAAATTTACTCCGTACATATAATAATAAAAAATATACTGATTATTTAAAGGCTGAATTCATAGAGGGTAAAGAAATTACTTTTATGTTTTTAGACTCTAAAAACATTGTATCAGATAACAAAACAATTTTTAACGTTGACGAACAACAAAAAACAGAATATAAATCAACGGTTGATAATAGACTGGGTTATTACCCTATTCTTGTTAGTAAAAATAGTGGTCTAACTTTTGAATTAGAAATTAAAGACCCAATAAAGGGGAAAAAAGATGGTTTTAGTTGTATATTAGTAATTAAAAATAACGATAAACCTTACAGAGAAAAAAATAGAATAAGGATTGAAATAATTAGAGGTGTAGCTTCTCCAGGTTATAAACCAATTGCTATTACCAAATCTGATACCACATCTGGTACAACAACAACTAATACAACAACATCTACAAACTAATATATTATGGATAATGATGAATTACAAAAACAAATTAATTTATTAAAGGAAAGTGCTAGGATTAGGGCTGAAATGGGTAATAGCTTAGAGGGTTATTTATCTGGTTTAAAAACCATGACCGCATTACAAAAAGAATTGGTTCGTCAAGATGAAATAATCCTTCAACTTGAAAAAGACAAAATTGGAGCAACTCAAGATGAAATAGATTTAATTGAAGCAAAAATTAAATTACTAAAGAAAGAGGGTGAATCAATTAAGGCTAACATAAAGAGGTATCAAGAAGCAAGTAAAGAGACCAATAAAGGTTTATTAATATCCGCTAAGGGTCTTGGTATGGTTGCTAAGGGTATACTTGATATACCAAATACCGTTAATAAAACTCTAGATAAAATATCTTCATATGGATTGTTTAAGATGGATAAAGCCATCAAGCAATCTAGTCTTAACATGGGATTGATGACCAATCAATCTAAGATGTTACGTTTTGATATAACAGAGGCTGCAAATAGTACCTTAGAGATTGGTGATGGTATCGAAGAATTAGCTAAGTACCAATCTGATTATAGTGATGAATTAGGGCGTTCAGTACTATTGGGCCGTAAGGGTCTTGAAGCTATTAGTGAGATGGCTAAGGGTACTGGCTTAGGTGCTGAAGGTGCTGCAAAGATGGCAGCTGATTTTGAAATGCAGGGTATATCAGCTGAAAGGACTAGAGACTTGATTGAAGAATCAGTCAATACCAGTTCTAAATTAGGTTTAAATGCATCTGAGATTATTAAGAACATGCAACAAAACTTTAAGCTATTAAATAAGTATAGCTTTAAGGGTGGTGTTAAGGGCCTGATTAAGATGGCTGAAACGACTACTAAATTGGGTATTGAAATGAATTCAATTACTGGTATGGCTGACAAGTTATTTGATATTGAAGGTGCCGTTGATATGTCAGCTCAATTGCAAGTTATGGGTGGTGCTTGGGCGCAAATGGCTGACCCGTTTCGTTTAATGTATTTGGCTCGTAATGATATGGAAGGATTAACTAAAGAACTTGGTAAGGCAGCTGAATCATCGGTACATTTTAATAAAGAATCAGGTAAATTTCAAGTA